CCGGGCGACCAGGGCGAGACTCGTAGTTGATCCCAGCCGTGCATACGACACTGTGCGGCAGGAGCTCCTCCAAGAGCATGTCCACCCGGCCGACCTCGACGATGTCCAGGCGATGTTCCTCGCCATGAATGCCAGCGGTGGTGACCCCCCACCCACGCTCTTCCGCAGCTTCTGCGATGGCAATGCCGAGGCTGCCCTTCCGAGCGCCTACTACGAGAAGTGTTTGCTCCACCGATCTTCTACCTCCTACGTGTACGTGAGGGGCCACCCTAGCAGGCGCAGCCCCTCGGCCGAAACTGGAACTTGTTACCTATGGCACCATCGTGTCTCGAAGGTTTACCCGTGGCTTCAGGTAAGGCACCTGGCCGGTTCCGTAGTAAGCGAAGATGCCGTAGCTGTTCATGTACTCGGCTGCCTTCGGCACGGCCTTGAAGGGGCCTTCGTCGTGCTCTAGCTCTCCCTTTATGCGCTTGTAGGCCTCTCGATCCTTAGCCTTGAAGCTGGCATGGACCACGCAGCCAGGTCCGAATCGCTCCAAAGCTGCGGAGTGAAGAGGGGCGATGCCGTCCAGCATACATAGGGCTTCGATCCTCCAGTCCTTTCCAGGCAACCGAAGGAATTCGAAGCGCACGTTGAACTCTTCACGGGGTAGCTGCATGGCTGGTGAAGTCTCTTCGCCTAGGCGGATCATGCGATCCCTTGGTACGGAGTTGAAGTGGTCTGCCCCGTTGGCACCCTTGCACCAGTCGACGAAGGCTTCCAGAGCCTCCTCGGTGTCCCATAGCACAGCAACCTCGTCGATGTCGCCCTTGACGAAAAGCTCAACGCCAAGCTCGTACTGAACCTGCCACTGAGCCTTGACGGCCCTGTCAAGAGCGTCCTTGTACGGGTAGTAAACCATTAGTCCGGAAGCTTCTTGTGCTTGACCTCATCTGCACCGCAAGCAACTTCATGGAAGTAGCTACGCACGTCGTAGAGGTAGGGCGGGACGGGGGTTCCAATCTCCTCCATCACTTGGATTGCATTGGAGACTGCCCCGGCATAAGCATGGAGAGCGACGCCTCCGAAGATGTCTTGCTGCCGAATGACTACTCCATCAGTGATGGGTTCCGGGGCAGGTAGAGCCCCGTCAAATTCGGACATCTCCCGAACCCAATTGTCGAATTCTTCCTGCTTGAAGGTGATGTACTTGCTGTCGATGCCTGCCATTTACTCCTCCTCCGGATCAATGATCCACATGTCTGTTACGTAAATCGCTCTGCGAGATTGGATGGCCTTCTTCAAGCCACGTATCAGTACGAGATCGTGGTCGGGCTTCAGATCCTCCCAAACCTGCTCTTTGAAGCGCCGGTACCTCCAGCGGTCAACGGTGATCGTGAGTATGTCGGTGTCGTCTTCCCCAAGCATTACCACCCACTCGTTCAGGTGGGGGTCCTTCACTTCCGAAGGATCAAGTACCTCACCTGTCCTAGAGTGATGAAGCTCGAAGAGGTCCTTCAGGTTCCTGTCACGGATTACTCCCAGCCACACTACCTCTACGTTCCTTGGGGTTCTCTCGTATGGAACCTCTATGCTTGTGTGCGTAGGAACCGGCAGGGAGAACGGCCCTTCGTTTAGCTCACCATTGATCAGCTCCTGACGCACCTTGTTCAAGGTTTCACTGAGCAGTGTCAACCCAAACGGATCGCTCGACTCAATGAAATCTTGCACAAGGAGGGTCTTGGCCGGACCAATGCCTTTTGTTGATTCGAAGTCTTTCCAGCTTTCAAAGCCTCCCATTGAGGCTCTCTGAGCCAGGATCCCTTCAGCCATCTTCGGACCTATCCCCGCAACCTGAATGAATCCAGGGCGGAGCGAGTTGCCGTCTGCCGTCCAGGTAGCTCCGCTTTTGTTCATGTGAAGAGGCTTCACTTTGATGTTGCGCCCAAACTTGCCAGCATCTCTGAGAAGCTGCTCTCTACGCTTACGGCCTTCCTTGTCATCCTTGCACTTGCGTAGGCTTGCAATGAAGAACGCTTGAGGATGGTGGCGCTTGAGCCACATCGTCCAGAAGGCAAGCATTCCGTAGCTGATGCAGTGGGCAGCGTTGAAGGCGTAGGCTCCGGCCGTAGCCAACATGCTGAAGACCTTGTTGGCCTCGCTACTGCTCATGCCGTGTTCTGCGGCACCAGCCACAAACTTGTCTCTCTGCCTGTTGAACTCCTGTTCGCCTCTTTTCTTACTGATGATCTTTCGGATGCGTGCGGCTTCTTCCCAACTGAACCCACCCAGGGCACGGACTACCTGGAGAATCTGCTCCTGGTACACGATCTGATAGTTGGTATGCCGGGTGATCTCATCAACTATCTCATGATAGTGGACTGCCTCCTTACGACCGTGCTTCACGTCGATGTACTCGGCAGTCGCTCCACTATGCAACGGTCCGGGCCGGGCGAGAGCATTGACGTCAGCAACTTCCATGAAGTTGTCAGGCACTACTCCTGCGTTCACACTGCGCATTGCTCGCCCATCAAACTGAAAGACCCCTACAACATCTCCCTCTTGAAACCCTCGTAGGGTTTCCTCGTCGTCTAGGGGGATGCGGTAAAGCTCTTCTAGTGTCATGCCGATCTGCTCAAGGGCTATGCGTACCATCGCCATGGTCTTCAGCCCCAGGGCATCCAGCTTCAAGACGTTGAGGTACTCGGCGTCATACTTGTCTAGAGAAATCACCTCCATTGGAAGGCCGGTATCTTCGTCTATCTCCGGAAGGCCGGTCTTCTTATCTATCTTGCAGTACACAGCACAGGCCTCAGTAAGCGGACTGTTGGCAATCACAAGCCCCGCAGCATGTTGACTCATGCCCCGTACATTGCCCTCCAAGAGCATCGCCTTGTAAAGCTCGGGATACTTGTCAAAGATTTCCCGGGCCTGATCGAACATTTCGATCGTATCTTCAATAGTGGCAGCAGCTCGAAGGTCGCCGGAGCTACGTTCAATCAGCAATTCCTTTACCTTGTCAACCTCCCACTGAGGTATCTTGTAAACCCTCTGAATGTCATCCAGAGAGTTCTTGCCCTTGTACTTGACGAAGGTTCCGATGTTACCAACACGATCCTCTCCGTACTTCCAAATGAGGTACTGGCGGATGAGCCAGCGCCACTCATCGTCAAAGTCCAAGTCGATGTCCGGAAGGTCGTGTCGGTTGGCATCAATGAATCGTTCGAACAGAAGTGTCGGGAACAGCATCGGATTGACTTCGGTGATTCTAAGAAGATAGCAAACGAGACTAGCTGCCGCACTACCACGAGCCGGGCCTACTGCAATTGTCGGATACTGTTGGAACTCCGGAGGGCGGTAGGAGACGTCCTTGCAGAACCGGACTACGTCGCTGACCATGAGGAAATAGTCAACGAAGTCCTTCTCCTCAATGAGCCGCATCTCGTACTTGGCCTGATCAATATACCGCTGACGTTCTGCGGGTGAGAGTCGGGAGAACCCTCGGTAGTTCCAACCTTCGTTGACAAGCCTTCGGAACAGGGTTACAGGATCATCCATCCCCGGAGGCAGCGGATAGCGCAACATCTCCAGCTTCGGAAGCTTGACGTTGCAACTGGCAGCAATCTCCGCTGACATGCGGATAGCCTGTTCCGCTTGACGCTTGGTTAGGCCAGTCCCAACTAGACGCTCGTAGATCAGCTTGTCGGTGAGGGGGCAGAGAGGAACGTCATAGCCCCAATTCCTTACCTGGTCTTCCAGCGTTTGCATCTTACCGGGCCGTACGTTGTGCAAGATGGCTTGAATTTCAGCCTCGTCTGGCTTTGTGTAGTGTGCATCAAGCGTAGCGACTAGAGGTATCCCGAGCTCCTCAGACATCTGCGCCAGGCCTCTGTTGATGTCCTTGGTCTTTGCTAGCTCTGGGAAAGCCTGGACCTCTAGAAAGTAAGCATCTCCTAGGGCTCTCTTGAACCGTTCAGCTACTCGCTTTGCTCGGTCGTAGTTGGCATCTCCCGGTTCAATGTTCTTGCCACCAATGAGACTAGTTGCAAGCAGGCTTCCAGTACAGCCGCTGAGGACAACAAGACCTTCGCTGTGGTCTCCAAGCATTTCACCACTGACCGTAGGTTCATGATAGAACCCCTCCTTCCATCCTCGGCTAACAACCCTCAAGAGGTTGCGATAACCTTCAGTGTCCTTTGCGATCACTGTCAAGTGGTTCTTGCGACGTGTCTGCGCCTCGCCCACTCCTCCGCAGTAGAGCTCGCAGCCGAACAGAGGCGTGACTCCATGTTCTTCGGATGCCTGCTCGTGGCGTACGTGGCTGCTGACGTTGCCGTGTTCTGTCACTGCTAGGCGGGTCATCCCTAGCTCGGCGGCCCGAGCGTTGTGCGCTTCCGGGGTTCCGTATCCATCCATGTAGCTGAAGGTAGTGTGATGATGGAGGCTACAGAACACCATCTCCTTCGTTCGGTTGATCTTAGCCGGGGCCTCCTTTATCGGGTCGCCGCTCTTCCAACCCATCAGTCGATCTCTCCACGGGGCCTATCGGGGGCCTCACCGAACACGTTACCGGATCGTGCATTGCGGATCATGAAGACGAGGTAGTTGATGGCGTCATAGGGGTCGTCAAGGTTGTCCTTGTGTAGAAGTGGCCTGACGTTCCCATTGCCATCCAGGATCTCATCCTGCTTGTGCCACCATAGCTCCATCGCTCTATCAACTTTGCGAGCAGCGTTGAGCAGGTTGGACACGGCCCCGTACTGTCTCCAAACCTGGCCGTAGCTTTTCGTTCGCTCGGCATACAAGCTAAAGGCACGAAGAAGTGTGAAGAGATGGTCGATGTTCTCTTGAGTAGCTTCCGCTCCAAGTTGTTCCATCAAATCCATCACCATCAAAAGATCAAGGCTGGGTAGCTCCGGCTCAGCCATGATGCTCCCTCCAATCCGCTAGGTCTTGAATGATTGCCAACCTGGCATATTCAAGATCGGGGACGTGGTCAAACTGTTTGTGATGGGCTCGGTTATAAGCGGTGGCCCTCATTAGAGGATTCAGACCAAGCTCCCCGGCTCGCTGCAACTGCTTCGGGAGGTCATCCAGTACACAGACAACACGATCAGCACCCACCTGTTCGATCAGGGTGCTGTACTTGTCATCCTCGTAAGTAAGACGGTCGTAGCAGATGGCGTTCCTACGCAGCCATTCTCTTGTGTCTGGATCGATGTTATCCAGGCGCAGGTATGGCCGAGAAGTCGTGATCCAAACTTCTACCCCTAGACGATGTAGCTCAGAGGAGAGTCGAGAGGCCCCCGGGAAAACTGGCATCGTGCGTTTGTTGCCGCCCATGCGGAAGGCAAGCTTGATCTCTCGATAGGTCTTGTCGTCGAGTTCCATGAACTCAGCTAGACGTACCGAGCCGTCGAACTCATCCCACCTACGAGGGAGGCGGTAGCCCAGCCACGCCTCTGCAAAGCGCATCAGGTGAGAGTGGTAGTCACCAAGGGTCCCATCCAAGTCCAAGGCAACTACTGGCCGAACTTCTGCCTTACAATTCGAGCAGAGCATTACACAAGCTCCGCAGCCCGAAGCGCATCCAGCGCACCGATGAACGCATCGTGGGTGAGTACTCCCTTGGTCCACGTTCCATGGCGACCCAGTCGCACAACCTGGCCTTCGTAGCAAGTGCAGGAGGTCCTGATTGGCTTCTTGGCAACAAGGTGTGGAACAGGGGGCTTCGGTACCTGATCGCTCCACTCGGTTCCTCCAACACCGAACAGGCGACTCATCCGGTACCAGGCGTGATCCCTGGTTCCGTCGTAGTAGATGGTGTCATCCCCCAGGGACTTCTTGAGAGCCTCCGTGTGAATCCTCACCTTCTGCACAGGGAAGGCGTGTACATCATCAACAATACCGGCTCTACTGCGGCAGAGGAGGGGGAGCGGGACCGTGCTGAGAACCAGTCGGAATCTGTCCAGATTCTTGTCCAGCCAATCCGGGTCAACCTTGATGACTGTGATGCTCTCCTTGAAGCTTTCCCACAGGGCGTCGTATACCCCGATCAAGTTCCAGGCGCTCTGGGTCATGCCGTCTGTTACTGATTCGAAACTAGTGAACGGAACTCGTGACCCGCCGTACACCTTCTGGCGGTAGGTGGCTTCGTCTCCGAAGACCCGGTAAGTAACCGTGGTATCCGGCTCCCTGTTCGTTAGCTCGGGTATCGGCTTGTGGAGGAACTGCGCTCCGCCCAGCCTGGACTTCAGCGGAGAGGTCCCGTCCCTCGTTGGTTGACTGATCACGACTATTGGCTGCCCGGCCAAGCCAACAGCATGAGCGGCCAGGAGCCCAGCGGGGCCAGCCCCCAGGATCGCAACGGGCTTCATAGTTCCTCCACCTTGCATCCGCTACTGCTGCGAGCGTGGGTCTTCCCTGTTTCGATTGCGTTGGCGAACCAACTAATCATGAACCCCTCATCAACCACCTTTTCGAATTCTGGGCTCCAGTCCTTGTGTGCTTTGATGTTGTGCATGAACTCTTGCGCCCACACTTGAGCATCCGTAGTTGAATGCAGTCTTTGAACCTGACCGGGGCCTCCGACCATCACTCCTCCATCTCTTTGAGTAGGGCGTGGAGCTCGGGCTCCACTATGATCTGCGATTTGTTCTTACTGATCATCTTGGCGTCACTGAGCTTTCCGAGTATGTGGTTGACCTCGTCTCGCTCCATGTGAGCCATCTCTTCTAGGTCTTGACTTCGGAAGCTGCCCCTTCGGTCGAGAAGGAACTCAAGGAGCCTCTTGTTACTGCGTAGCCACTTCCGGATGGCCTCTCGATTCTCTTTAGCGATCTTCCTGTTGCGATGTATCCGGTTAGACATACGGAGGTAGCCGAAGTTGTCGTAGGCGTAGAGCTCGTAGAGAAACTTTGTAGCGTCCTCAACGTGCTCCTTGCATACGATGACACGCTCCCCGGTGTCGTCTGTGCTGTAGGTCCGGGCTGCCAGAGCAACGGCCAGGCGTGCGATCTTTTCCCTTACGTTGGTCCCTTGCACCAGCGGAGGATGATCAACGAACCGCTTCGCCATCCATCCTGCGCTCGTGTAGACATGGCGGTAAGCGTCAGGCTTCCACTCCACCTGGTCGGGCTTACGGCTCCAAGCCCACAGCACTAGCTCCCTGCACAGTTCACTCGTGTAGCGATGAGGAACCTGCGGCCTGTCCGGGCTGTTGATCTGCTTGAGATCAACATCTTTCATGCTCACGCTCATTGCGAAGTCAAAACGAGCGATGTCTTCTGGGTTGCCGATCAAGTCTTCGATAATGTCAATTCCGTCGATCTTCTTCTCGTCGACAAACTTTGACTTGCGTGGGTTGCTGATCCATATGAGGCGGCAACGAGCTCGGGTCTGCTGGCTCTCGATCTTGGTCAACTGAGCCATTCCCCGAGAACGTATGTCGCTCATCTGCCCGATCAGCTCTTGGCTAAGACCACTCGCCTCATCCAGGACAGCAAGGCGTCTGTCGTTGAGGGTGAGCTCTCCCCAGGTGACTGTCCAGGCATCTCCAAGTTGCTTGACGCCTCCAACGAGGCCAGCAAACGTAGCGCCTTCGCACCCGATGACGTGCCCAAGTCCGTAATGATCTGTGAGGCGAATAGCTGTCTCGCTCTTGCCAGTTCGGGTGTCTCCGACAACGATGAACTCAAGCCATCCACGACTGATCATCTTATCGTCTAGAGGGAAGTGAAGGATGCTATGCCAAACGAGATCCATCGCTATGTGGAGGCGCTCTCTTCCGATGATCTTCGTTACGTTGGCACTTAGGTCCTCAGCTATCTCTCGGCACTTCTCCAGAGGGCGCTGACCTTCCTTTGGCTGGAAGATGCTAAGCCGGGAGCGCACGTCTGCGGTAACATCAAACCTGTCAATGCTTGTTACCGACTCCTCCAGAGCCCAACTGAAGAACTCATTGCGACTGTCCTTCGGATTGGGGGTGGTAGTACCTACTACCTTGGCAGTAGTATTCGTCTTCGTCTCGTGGCTACCTACGTTGTAGATGCGCCGCTGAGTGTAGTCAGCTTCCTCGTGGCTCTCCTTGTCGATGCTACCGGTTACGAAGATCTCTTCGATGGTCTGGTTTTCCAGAGCCTCCCAAGAGAGCCTCGTACACTTGGCCGCTCCGACGTGCTTGCGCAAGAGCTCTAGCTTCTTGTCTTCGTTTACATCTACGAACCTGCTGAGGGCGGCAATGTCGGTGGCTTCGATAACTACCTCATGCTCGCCCTCCCACTCCGCAGCCATTGGACAGAGTTTGCACTTGGCTCCAGCATCCAAGGTGCATTCCAACAGCGCTCGTCGTGGAACGCTATAGGTTGGATCTCTTCGTCCGGTGATCGTTACTTGCATCGTCAACGATTTCCCGTTGGTAGTGCTGTCCATGCTGCCTATGACCTGCACGGGTACCGGCAGGGCTGGTACGTCGGCCGGGCCAGGGCTCTTGGCGTCAGACCACGGTTCAGTATGGCTTACCAAGGACCGAAGTTCTTCGGCAGTGTGGCCCTGCTTGAACCAGTCAGTTACATCTTCACCACTATCCGGAGTCAACGGTAGTTCAACTATATGAACCGAGCGAGCGTATTTAGATAGAGACTTGGCAGCCTTCTTGGCTCCGATACGCCCCTCCTTATCGCAGTCGAATACTATGTAGACGACCTTGTCTTTGAAGAGGTGAGACCAAGATGGTTCCCAAGTAGCTACTCCGTGGGTTCCGGTTACCGCCTTGAAACCATGCTGCGCAGCGAGGAGGGCGTCGAGCTCTCCCTCACACACGAGGATCTCTTCCCCGTCTAGGTTTTCAATGGGGAACAGCCGAGGAGGGCTTCCATGCCCAATGGCGTTACGAAGCTTCTCGCTCTTGGCAGCATTGGGCTTGTACCTTCGAATGTTTACGAGGTTGCCATCGGCATCTCGGATAGGGATTGTGTATCTATTGCGATACTTGTCCCATCCGATTTGGAACTTATCGATGGTTGATTCCTTGAGGCATCTCTCACGTATCAACCAGGAAAGCTCAGCACCCGAGTCCTTTAGGTCGTCGTAGTACTCCTTTATCTTCGCTTCGCTAATTGGCTCCCGCTTTTCTCCGCTCTTCTTTGCCCGATGATCATCCAGACTCGTGATGTTTTCGAAGGGGTCGTAACTGGCTTTGCCAGCTTCTCCTCCGGCCCGAATCTTTTTCATCAGGGTTGAAACGGCTCCTCCGCCACAGTGGCCGAAACACTTCCAGACTCCATCTTGGAAGTTGATGCTGGCACTAGGGGTCTTCGACGTCTCCGGGTCCTCGTGGAGCGGGCAGTAAGCACGCCAGTTTCCTTGGCTGTCTGGTTTGCCAACCAAGAACTCTTCGAGTTGAGAGAGATACCTCTCTGCTGTAGTCATGGCTCTACAGAGAAGTATCCGCCCTCCCGACTAGGGCCGACCATCTCTACGTAGCGAACTGATGGCGGCGACGGACGGCGTCGGGATGGCCGAAAGCATCCCTCTTGATTTGTCCGAAGGACTTGTTGTACCTCTTCGGCTCTACGCTGCATTCTCCGGAAAGGAAGTTCTGGACGATGCTCAAAAGTTCGGGCGACTTTTCGTCGTAGACGAACCAGCAAGTGTCTCCCTCCCAAATGATGTCGTCATAACCGATATCGTTCACGTCCAACACAGCTACGAGGGACATGTCATCGGTTTTCCACTCGGTACCCATCTACGTTTCCCCTTCTGCGTGCTGCCTATGCAGGCAGGTTACCGGCAAATCGGCTGTCCTACCTGCATAGACAAGTGGATGAACTTGGAATTGCTAGAAGGGGCTCTCTTCGTCCTCTTCGGCGGCGTCGCCATCTGCGCCCTGCGCTTCCAGGATCGCAGCAACAACCGCAGCCTTCGTGGCATCCAGATCAACCTTCTTCTTCGAATCCCTAACCACGTACTCATTGGGATCGAGGTCGAAGTCGGTCTTGGCAAGCTCACCGAGCTCCTTGAGGTCCATCTCCAGGAGGCCCTCCTCGGTGAGGTACTCGACGCCACTGTCGGGCTCTGCTTCGGCTGCCGCATCGAACGGGTTCCCGTCGTCGCCGAGCTCCGTCGGTTCTGAAACCAGGGGCCACATACGAGCCATGCTTGGCCGGTACTCGTCCTCGGGACTCCGCTTCTTCTTGGCCTTGACACGGCCGAGGATCTTGGTTCCGATCACGGTCTTCGGCTTGTCCGGATCGATCTCGATGTCCGCATCGATCTCGCCGTTCTTCATCGGAAGGCCCAGAGCCAAGGCGAACTCAGCTCGCTTCCACTCACTGTCTTCGGAGAAGCTGACGATGTCCCACACGTTGCCGAGCGGGGCGTCCAACTCTTCTTGCTCCCGCCCCTTGGCGATCGGCTTCCACACGCAGTTGAGGTAAGGGCGGCTCTTGTCCTCTTCTCCGTTCTCGTCCTTGGCGAACTCCGGCGAGATCTCCCGCAACTGGAATACGTAGATTCCAGGCTTCGGAGGCTCCAGATCCTTGCGATCCTTGGCCTCCTCGACAGCTTCCTTGCTTACCCTGAGCTTGACCTTGCTGGTCACTTGTCTCCCTTACTTGCTCGGTGCTGCTTTCTTGACTGACCTACGTACGAGTTGGGGGCGGGTCGGATTGGCGTTGGTAGTCACCTTCATCTTTTCCCGCTTGGCATTGATGAGCTCCTCCACCCGTGGAAGAGTTGGATCGTCCATGACCGTGGGCAAGGCCGCAAAGCGATCTCTCGCCAAGTGTGTGTCGGTCATCTTGAACAACATCCTTCTCACCCGAGTCGTTTTACCGTTTACCTCCTTCTTTCCGAGACCAAAGTATCCGATCACATTCATGTAACCGCATACCTTAGTAGCCAGATCGATTCCATTCTTGCTCTTGCCCTGGATTGCAGGCATGTAGAGCAATCCGCCGTCGGAGTCGTTGGGGTTCTGTCCAACCATCACATGACACGAGATGCCGAAGTTGATCGGCAATCCAGCGAACAGGCGCACGTATCTCCCGATGCGATTCTGGTTGACGAGATACTCCTTCGGACTTGCCACGTCTGGATCCTGTTTTGGATTCATTGCGGCAGCATCGGGGGTTATCTCGTCAACCAGAACACGATCCTGGAACAGCGTGAGGGAGTCCCACACTACCCAGGAAAACTCATGCTTGTCGTGACGCAACCACTCATAGACCTCACTGAGTTCGTGGTAGTCAGTGACAGCGACACTGTGAGCCTTGCTGCCTGTAGCCTCGGCACTCTCTGTGCCCAGGTCGCTGTCCATGAAAACCACACGCTCTCCGCCGGAGCCCCAGAAGGGGGTCTTCCCAATTCCGGGGGGTCCATAGATGATGGCGTTGATGGTCTTGAGGCTTCCGGCCGTGCCTAGCTGGTGAAGTGATTGCGGTCTTGCCATTAGTGATGCTCCTCCGCTAGCTCATGGGCCTCGTAAGGATCCCAAGGAACGAACTCAAGATCAAGAACGCTCTGGTAGTCAGCGCCCATCTCATGGAGCTCGCAGGCATCCTTGAACTCGCAGTCCCACTTACAGTCCTTTGTGGGAGTCTTGATAATCGGCAACTTACCCGAGCGAGCTAGACCCATTTCGTAAGCCTCAGCCCGGATACGCCAATTGATTGTCTCTAGCTCGTCTTCCCCGACAATCAACGGATCGGGGCGTACGAAGAGGGGGGTCGGCTGACGTTGGCTAGGTTCACCCAGGAGCATCGGGTCATACCCGGAATCCTGAATGATCGCCATCAGGTCCTCAACCTTGAGCCTCCTTGAGACCCCGATCAAGTGGTTGGCTGCGCAGTAGTCAAGAAGGGCTTCCTTCTTGGGCTTGTTGAGCCGGAGGCCGCTCTCGTTTACCGGCCTATCATCAGGGAGAGCCTTCTTCAAGAAGTTGAAGGTAACCTCGCTGATCCATTCGTTTTCCTTCAACAACTTGAGATGACGAAGGTGGAAGGTACTCCCCCACCAGTAACTCAACCCCTGCTCCCCGTACCCACTTACGATCTCTACATCTTCTATCCGCTTGGCAGACTTATGCTCAAACAGTCCAAAGCGCCCTGTCTCCAAATTGCGGTAGACGCTATCGAATGTCCCAACATAAGTGACAAGGTATCGTCCCTGCCTATCGAACACATCGATAGCGAAACTCATCTCGCTAGCAATAATTTCGATATGCGGCTCTTTGTCGTACTTCTCTACGTACCCCTCTAGCATGGCTACGCCCAGGGTTAGAGGGTCTATCCTGTTGCCTTCCTCGTCCCACTGCGGGAAGCGGAGGTCGGGAGGGAGCTCGGAGAACAGGCGCTGGAATGCGGCAGCAGGATGGGTTCCCCGCTTGCGGCCGGGCACGTACCAGCACGCCAAGGCCTCGTGGATCATGCGCCCGAACTTCAGCGCACCCTTCTCTCGGGTTGGCTGCAAGCGATTGACGTATCTCCAGTACCACTTCAGGCGACACCGCTTGTACGTGCTTCGCTCGGAGGTTCTTAGAAGGACTTCTTTACCAGTTATCGAGTCGTTCATGTACTCCTGCCGTGTACCGGGCTTGGGTTGGCAAGCTACCCCGGCCAAGGCAGTCGATGCAAGCATGACTCAGCCCGAGCCCTGCAACGCACGTAACGTCGAGAACTCGGGCTGAGTGTTTGTGGGCTCAGGCTCGCTGGGGAGACCGAACCTGAGGTCTAGCTGAAGGGAGAGTCCGCCGTAGCCTTGGTCGCCTTCTTGGAGGACTTCGAGGCCTTGGCCGGGGTCTTCGTGGCCTTGGTCGCCTTGGCAGGAGTCTTGCCCTTCTCCGCCTCCTCGGCGGCCTTCGCTGCGGCAGCTTCCTTCTCGGCCTTCTTCGCCGCTCGCTCCTTCTCCCGCTCCGCCTTGGCCTCCTCTCGCTCCTTCGCCCTGGCCGCCTTCTCCTCGGCGATGCGATCCTCGTTGGCTGCGATCACAGCCTTGTACTCGTCGCTCTTACGCCATGCAACACGAGTGGCGTAGGCGTAGGCGATGATCTCGGCTGCCGACATCGTGTCGAGGTCGACCCCGTACTGCTCGTTGATCCAAGCGACCTGACCCTCGTGCTTGAACAACTGACTGCGAAGACCACCACCGGTCTCTTCGGTTTCCTCTTCGGCCACTTCTTACTCCCTTATCTGGATCGGGGTTACCGGAAGCACCCTACAGAAGCCTTTGCTGCGATGCAAGCCCTAATCCAAGGAAGATTTTCCTTCTATTTGATCCAGGAAGACGAATCGACGCTGCGCTCATACGTACATAGCGCAGGCCACGGATCGACCATAGGCTTCCAAAGAAGGCTAACGCTGACGTTACGTACACGTAGGTCCCTGTTAGTGTTCTTGTTGGCTTAGGTCGGCTGGGCTGCCTGCGCACGGTACGTGTAGGGCATCATGCGGCCTTCGCAAGCAGCCTTCTCCTTACATCTAGTATGAAGTTGTGCTGCTCCTGCTTGTCGAAGCTTGTGTCCATCACGTACTCATCGAAGGTGTCCTTGGTACGAATGATGATGATGGTGACCTGATGCTTGCGGCTTGCTCGATGCAGGCGGTCCTCGGCCTGCTCTTGATCGTCCGGGCTCCAAGTTTCGTCCATGAAGATGGCGGTGTCAGCCGCATCAAGCGTAAGCGAGACTCCGCCGGCCGTCGTCACTACGCAGAGCACCTTCGTAGACCCATACTGGAAGGCGTTCTTGATTGCCTTACGTTGACCCTGCTTGTTCTGCTTCCCGCTGAGTACATCTACTTCAACCCCGAGAAGCGTGAGCGCTCCGGCAACCCACTCAATTACCTCTCTGAACTGGCTGAAGATGACTACCTTTTCATCTCGAGAGCCATCGAGTATTCCACGCTCGTCCAACACTTCCAATAGCGCAGCCATCTTACAACTCGGAGTAGTAGGCTTCAGCTTCCCGTCAACCATCTTCCAAGATGCTATGGCAAACTGACGGAGCCTGGTTCCTTCAGCAAGGACAGAGGTTGTTGAGATCTCTCCGGTTGCCAGCCGGGCGATACCTTCCTCTTCCATCTCTTCGTAGAGCCTACGCTGCTCCTTGAACTCCTCGTCTTCGAGAGTGACCCACTTGTTGATGTAGTGCTTCTGCGGCAACCAGGGGAGATACTCCGCCTTCGTCCTACGAAGCATGTAGGGCGTAAGCATCCGGAAGAACTCGTCCGCCATCTCCGGACGGAGCTTGCCCACTTTGCGCCACTGCTTGTTGATGGGGCTAACCTCTACATCAAAGTATTTCTCAGCAAAAGCCCAGAAGCTGGTGAAGATGTCGGGCCGCAACCAGTGGAGGATTCCCCATATGTCTGCTCCCATTTTCTTCATGGGCGTAGCACTGAGGGCTATCTTCTTTCCTCCGGCAACTAGCAACAGTCCATGAACGAAGATGCTTGTCAGAGATTTATGGTTGCGGATGCTGTCCTTGTGACACTCGTCTATCGTGATACTGGACCAGACCGTCTCGTCAATTTGAGGGTAAGAAGGATTGTAGTGCCAGTGGGCCTTCTTCCGCTTGTCGCAGTGGCAAGCCTTCTTCGAATCCTTGGGCTTAGCCAACAGGATCTTAGGGCCGAAGTGATCCTTTGAGCGGGTCCACTTGACCATCCCAGGATTGACCAATAGCCACTTGACCGGGGCGGTACTAGCTACGAAGTCCTCAACAATCCTTTGCCTCTGTCGCTTGGTTCCGGTGCAAGCAAAGACCCCAACTTCCTTAGGAGCGTCTTCCTGCCAATGAAGTAGTTCATCCTCCCACGTCCCATCCACCGCAGTCTTCGTGGTGATGACGAGATGGTTGCCATCTTCTATACCCGCCTCCCAGATGGCTCCAACAGTCTCGGGGGTCTTACCCATGCCAGCTTGAATTCCGTTGAGAGCAGCAATGGCATCAGCCTGGAACCGCACGTCGGCGGTCTGATAGCTGCCATGCGGGGCCTTGAGCGCCTTCTGGAACTCCTCTGGAGTCATCTGCAACCCGATGGGTCCAACGAAGAGAGCTTGGTATAGGCGAGGGAGAACTGCGGGAAGACGGGTGAGGGGGGCATGGTCCGCCAGGGCTAGCTTCCCGAGAAACTCTTCGTGGCGCTTAGCGTTCTTGGCCCAGGACCACAGGTTCGGACCTATGTCCAGGCGGTCGCCGAACTCCTTACGGAGAGACCTGCATGACTCTAGGTCTAGGGGAATCGTCCAATGCGGTTTGCCGCCGGGCACGAATCTCTTGCCGGGAATTCGTCGAATGTGAGCAACATCGGCTCTAGAGTAGTCGAAGTCAACCCGGATTCTGTTGCCCTTTATTTCTACTGAGACCCTATCCACGGGCTCTGGGCTTGCGCATCATCAGGCCGGAACCCCCATAGGACTCCTTGAAACCTAGTCTGGAATACCAAGCCTTCAACTGCTTTATGGAGAGCCCACCGTCTCCGTAGGGCTGCACTTCGAGAAGAAGGGTTACGCCTTCCCTGTCAGCATCTCGGCAGGTAGCACGCATGGCCTCCGATGCTTGGCCCTTCCCCCTTTTGGCGTGCGGAGTGATCACTCGGGTTATCACGGCAACGCCTGGCTCGGTCTCAACTACGTCGACCATTGTGTCCCACCACAAGTAAGCCGACTTCACACTAGGCTCCATATTCCAGGGACGACAAGCTCAGGACGACATACGCAGCAGCGATCTGCGTGATGCCCTCTCGTCTTGAGCCTACGCTCATCCTTCTGAGATCCCGGCCAGATACCAACCAGGATCAACCGAATTCCACGCCTAACAGCAGCCTTGGTGATGGAGGCTCCCTGCCCTTTGCGGTGCTTGTCAACACGATCAATGGCGTCTTCCGGGGACTCTGCGAATCCTAGGTAGTGACTGGCGTGCATCCTAGGACGACTCGTGTCGCCAAGTGGTTCGCTGAAGTGGAGTAGGTACAAGGTCATCGCCTCGGCTCTACCACTTCATAAGGGAGATTGCACTCCAAGCATTGCACTCGGAGAATGTTGCGGTTGCGGAAGTTGGCCCCGCACTTTGGACATTCGTGCTTCACTAGCTGTCGGCCGGGCTCGTGGTCGGCGCCAGGCAGGATGAATCTGTGTAGCTCCAAGTCCTGGTTGATGTCCATCCACAGGCCCCAGGTGGTTCCGATGTAGCCGACGTGGTTGCCACGCTTGCCTTCGGTCTTGATGCCGTACAGGGCCATACGGGCGTGGAACTCGGCCGAGTGGTAATTGCGCTGGATCGGCCTCCCCACGAGTTCCTGCCACATATGAACGAGCTCGTGCGCCAGGGTCTCGGCTGCCGCATCGCCATGTGGTAGCAAGTACGGGTTCAGATTGATGCGGTGTTCCAGGGCATAGCCATCCCTCCTCGTGTAGTAGCCTCGGCGGTCCTGGCGGTCCTTCTCCATGGCTACTACGGGGTGAGGCATGTCCGGAACATCTCCGAAGAACTCTTCAATAGTCCGATCGGCGAATGTGTGCAGGGCCTTGAACAAAGGCCCAAGAACGGGGTCAGCCTCCTGATGGCTTCGCAGGAGTATCGCAACCTCGGTCACTGACGCCCTCTGTGTATCGTCCGGCAAACCTCACATTGGAACTCTCCAGTTGCAGCCCCATCCTTGTAGAGGGGGTTCTGCCTTCCGGGACCCCTGCCACAGTTGATACAGATGATAGGCTTGTCTTCCGGCGACTTCGGGGTCATTGAGTTTTTTAGTAGGCACTCCAGAGTTCCGGCTATGCCCTCCAGCATGACCCTTGCCGTCCCTGACGCCTCCCCATCCAGAGAATCTTGCACCTGGCGCAGATACCCCTTGAGAGCGACAATTATCGTCAACCCCTCGTCGAATGTCGCCCCGCCCTTGGTAAGAATTTGGCCAATTCGTGTTGGCTCTCTGGGGCTATCGTCCAGCCCGTACAGATGCTCCTCGTACCCGCTGCTCATGGCGCAACCCTTTCCGACTCCAGCCTAGCGCAGGCCGGGCTTTCCACTGTTGAACGAGAACCGTCGGGGTAGTAGACGATGCAACCATCTCTGACTCCGGTTAGCTCGCCCTCGTGACTCTTGGACCACAGCACCCCGAGCACGAACATGCCTAGCAAGATCAACCCACGCCAGAGGATCTGCCACGCGATCCGAGCCGCAAAGCGAAGAGCCTTGCTTCCCCTGGTCATGGGCGCAACGCTTCCAGCCGGGCCACCGTTCCGAAGAGCTCTTCGCTGATGACGAGGTACTGCTTAGCGACGGAGCTTGCATGGGCCTCCGCCTCCTCGGCCAGTGAGCGCAGCTTGACGGCGGCATCAACAATGCCATCGTCATTCACGAAGAAACCGTCGGCGAGGTCCGACTGCCGCACCACCATCGCACACTGTTCGTAGATGACGGCCTCCGTGAGCAGGTTCTCCTTCTTGGCCTTGGGCAGAGGCACTCCGGGAATGACCCTGTTGGCTTGCGTGCGCCTCTCCTCGGCGAGCTTGTCAAAGTGGTCAGCCATTGCTGCGACACTGCCAAAGCAGAACTTGATCGGCATTACCTGTACCTCCGTGCTAGGGGGCGCTTGACTAGAAGGCCACGAGCGCCGACGTGGCCGATGGTGCTGGCCGAAGATGGTTGGTTGCTAGGGCACCACCGACCGGTAGCTTCTTCGGCACCTAGCACGCCGCACCATCCCGCAGACAAGGCGGATGCAGCCCGCTAGAGCGCCGCTTCAACACGGCATTGGCCCTTCCGATAAAACGGTCAATCCTCTCCCGACCAGATCGATCTGTGGCGGCTCGGCAAGCCTGAGCAGTAGCCACCACCGAGAGCAGGGCTGCCGTTGGCGTAGCGTCGATTTCAACAGTGTTTAGCAGGGCCTCAAGCCGCCGGGCTGGGATCACGGCAGCACTACCTCGCCACCATCGATCTCGGCCAGCAGCTTACGTAGGCGCTCGGCCTGGATGACCGCCGCCTCCGGTAGCACCTTTGGCCTCCAACCGCTGTCAACGGCCTCAACGAACCACTCGGCTATCTCTACAGCCGCCTCACCACGTAGCAGGTCGTAGATCGTTGGCTGGCCCGGTCTTGGATCGTCCCTCATGGTTTCATATTGCCCAGGCTTCAGAAGCTCATACGGACCATTGGGTTGACGAATCCAATGATGGGCCGCAGTAAGTAGGAAAGCATCGCTGTGCTTGTAGCTGGGGCGTGTACCGAGAGGCTTGCCGTCGACCGGGCGAAGGTACACGCCATAGGAGGCCTCGTTTCCGGTGCGCTCTACTACTTCAAAAATTCGCCCCGTCGGGTTGTGGCGAAGGCGATCCCCCTTGCTCAGCTTGCCACCCCTGGTCGTCATGACACGCTCACGATCTCCGACACCAGGAAGGCCCGGAACGCTCCGCTGGTACGGTCTCCCAGATGGACCACCAGATGCTCCTTCGGCCCTTCGAAGGCCAGCTTGTGGACCCGAGCTACCTGCACCTCTTCAGCGAACGTGGTTCCGTTGTAGCCCTTGCGCTCCACAACGATGGTGGAGCCCTGGTAGTGGCCGGGTACGTAGTCCTTGCCATCCCCCTTGGCAGGGATCCACTCCTTCTGCAAGGCGTTGATGATTTCGTCCTGGTCGGACTCGTCATGCCAGTGGGGATGGTGCAGCTTGCGCCCGGTGCTGCGAGCCCCGGTGCCACGAGTGGCCCTACGGCCCGTCATGACGGACTCGGTGTGCGGTCGCCCGGTCAACTGCGTGTAGATGCGGCGTGCGGCTCCTGGGGACCCTAGGTCCAAGTTGGCAGCCACCTGAGCCCATGACAGGCCCTTGCCGTCTCGCTCCTCGGTGATCTGCTCAGCGGTGACGGCAGCCTCCTTGGCCCGTGCTCGCCGCTTGGCCTTGTCAACTTCGGCAGCTACCTTGGCCTCGGCCGCAGCCGCCTCCTTCTTCTCGGCCTTGATGCGTTGCCGTTGCGTGCGTGCCGTAACCATCACGAGCCAAGCTCCTTCGTACTGTCCTTACCAACACGCTCGCCGCCGACGCCAAGGTCTACGCTGCGAGCAGCCATGCCACCCCGGTCGTAAGCGGCGTAGTTCGTCCGATCCTTGCCAAGCCGCACTTGCTTCGGCTTAGGATGCTCCCGGCAGTGGCCGCTCTTGGCCCGCTTGCACTTGTCGCAGTTCTTCCGGGGGTCTTCCCAAGCCGTGCCAGCGAAGCGGTCGGGGTTCTTCGGGCGTAGCGTTGGGTACTTGCCGTAGAACTCTTCTTGGATCCGTTCGTTGCGGCTCTGTAGCACGAGGCCACGTTCCACGCCGCCCCGGCTGGCACGCATACGCTCCAAGCGGTCACTAATCGTGTTCACGAACCCCTCTGCGTAGCTGCGCCTGTAGTCGGCCATGATGTTGCCCTTGCCCAGCAGGGGCGTCGGGTCCTCGCCACGCTTGATGGCCTCGTCCTTGAACATCTTGCGCACCTTGGGTCGCAAGTGCTTGTCGTCCCGGCCGTAGATCGCCTGAGCGATGCGCCACCCCTCCATCCCCGCAGAACGCATGAGGTAGGCGTTGACTTGCTCACCCAGCGAAGGGTCGTAGCGAGGTTCTAGGCGGCTCTGGAAGGCTACTGCGCAAGCCGTGTAGAGAAGCTCGGCAATGCGCAGGTCCGACTCGTACCCGCAGGCATCAACAACGACGTAGTAGCTGACGCCACGGAAGGTGCCGTCGTCGTTGTAGATCTCCTCCTTGCGCTCCGTGGTGGCACCACGGATGCCAACGTGGGCAAGCACATCGGCAAGGATGCAGCGGTAGTAGAAGCGGTACTCGCTGGTCTCGTGGCACACGTCCCACTTTGCCCAGCCGGGAACGAGCTCCGTGCCTTGCTTGCTTTCCAGGGCCAACATGGCCTCGTCAATGCGGTAGGAGTACATAAGCTCCTCCGCCTTGTCTCGGCAAGCTTCCGCCTCGGGTTGCGGTGTGTTCGGGTGGTCCGCACGAGCCAGCAGAGCACGCACCTTGCGGAGCATGTCTTCCAGCTTGGCATCGGCCACTTGTGTCGTGTCGGTCACTTCATGCCTTTCCGGTGTACCAGTCCTTTGCTGATCACGCTAGCAGACCGGACCAACGGTTGCAAGATCATCTTCCGTTTGATCCGGGATGCTAGGGCCATCAACTACAGGTCGTCTCGATGCTGCTCCCCGGCGGGACATCGCAAGCGGGGTCGTTACATAGCTCTTCGGTACGACGTTCGGTTCCAGAGTAGATCACACGCCACCGACGTGTGACGACAAACCCTTCGGCCAGAGCACTTTCCATCGCCTGGCGCTGCCCTGTCTCGTCCGGCTCGGGGCAGTCTTCCCTAACCGTTAGGGAGGTACCCGTAGTCGGATGGACCAAGGTGACCTTGACGAAGGAGACCTCCGCCCCCTGGTCGCTCCAAGCAACACTCATACTGTTCCTTTCGTACCCCTGGCTCATCAGGGCAGGTAGGGGAGCTCCTGCCGACCGGGTAGCCTCTCGGCTGGTAGATACCGCTACCCGGTTTCGCCTAGGCGCTGACGGGGCGACGCCCACCCTTGCCGGGGAGAAGGCCGTGGTGGCTGCCCTCACCGTTGGCCTCGTCGTAGATGCGACGAGCGGTGCGAGGGGCGATGCCGAGGCGCTGGGCGATCGTGGCCCAACTGTTGCCCTGCTTGCGCAGGCTGGTGACTCGCTTGAGCGTGTTGCCACTGCGAGCACCGGTCTTGGTTGCGAACTTGCGTGCCATCGTGCTGCCCTGCCTTTCCGGGCTGCCCTGTGCGGCCCGACAAGGATCACTTTACACGACCTGGAAGCGGTAGCAAGGACTTTCTGAAACTCGGTTCTCTACCAGGAGAAACGCTTCGAAGCTGTTGACTTACAGGCGTTCAGAAGGGCCACCCGACAAGCCCCAGGGGTGGCCCTTCTTAGGGAAGATTGTGCTGGTAGGCGAAACAGAGCTCGCCAGGTGCGCTAGGCCGCACGCCTTGTCGACTTGCTCGTGGCCTTGCGAGCCTTGGCCGCAGTGGCAGTCGTCTTGACCGCCGAGCGGCGACGAGCGGGCTTGGTGAAGCTGGCCGGGAGCCGACCACCCTTGCCGGGCAGGAGACCAACGTGGGCACCTGCACCCATCACGCTGTCGTACAGCCTGCGAGCAGTGGCCGGGCTCACGCCTTCGGCCTCGGCGATCGTGGCCCACGACTGCTGCTTCGTGTCACGCAACTTCACGACACGGTTGGCCTGAGCAGTGTGCTGCCGCTCTTGCATCTTCGTTGTTGCCATGTCTGGTACCTGTACCTGTACTAGACCTGCGCCATTGAGCAGGGTTGCCCACAAGTTTTACACAGGCATGGGTATAACGCAAGCAGATGAATCTATCGGGACACCTTGCGGGTTTTGGTAAGCGCATCGATGTCCTTCTGTAGTGCGTTCAGGCTCGCAGTTGAGGATACCCTCGATCGCACGTACAAGGCTCCCCACAAAGCGATCCCGCTTGTTACGACACCTTGCATGGCGGACATCTGCTGCGCAGCTTGGTCAGGAAGATCGCTCAGTGGAAGCAGTCCGAACACAGCCACCATCACTACCAATGCTTGCACGAAGGTCTGAACCAAGCCAACGAAGACAGCCGGTTCCTGACTGACAAACCCGAGGTCAGAAGAGCTCTTTGACACTCCAATCCTTCCTTCCGGAACGCATACGCTACCGCCATCTACCCGAAGGCAAGGCAGTAGCGTTGTGGTTGTTGAAGAACTTGTCGTTGTAGTGGTTGCAGGGTTCTCTGCGTCTTTACCGGGCCTACCATCATTGCCGGGCTCACCCTTTGGACCGGGAGCAACTACAACCACATCACTACCAGAATCCAGTTCCCGGATCCTATTGAGAATTTCTTGCTGCTCCTGGCTTCCTTCCGGGGCGAGGATCAACTGTCGCATCAAAGCTAGGAATTCATTTTCCTTGGCAACCTCCTCTGCCAAAGCCCGGTTTGACTCCACCAGGCCCCTGTTCGCCTGGGTTGCAAGGTCAGCTCGATTGTTTACACGATCAAGTACGACCGCAACCACAACGCTCAGGATGACGAAAGCAACGCTCAAGACCACGACGGCAAGGCGGTCCCAGCGCCCTCCCCTTCGCAGGTCTTCGACAGCCTTTACCGCATCTAGAGGAATCGCTATGCCCTCGGAGGTAGGCCCAACACCGCCCTCACTTCCCTCAATTCCTTGGCCATGGCCCGAAGTTTCCGCTGACATCTCTTGTCCCTCTCCTTCAGATCGTTTATGTCCCTGTCCCTCTCCTCGTCTTTTTCCTTCCAGTCCTTTTCCTTTTGCTCGTAGTCATCTAGACGCTCTTTGAGGCTAGTAACCAGTTGCCCCCGCTCATCAAACGCCTCGTAGATTTCTCCGGCCCTCCGCTCCCTCCTCTTCCCGCTGATCGTAGTTACTCCGCCGATCAAAGCCACTAGAACGGTGGCAATAGCAGGAATGACAAATGCGAGCACATTGGGGCCATGGTCCATTGGGGTTCTAACCAGTTACGCAGAGCCATTGCCAGGTGTCCGGCCCGGCAAATCCCCGCTCGTGGCTCAGGTTCTTGGTCCTCTCCTGCCAAGTGGACAAGACGTATTCGGTTGAATCACCGAAGACGCCATCCACCCATTTGTCTAGGTCGCCCTTGCTGAAGAAGAGGCACAGATCCCTCGCATGGACTATCAAGAGAGCCTGAAGGATCTTCACCGCCTGAGTGTTCGAGCTGCCTTTCTTGATTACCGGATTCATACGCACCTTCTCTACGAGTTGTTGATGCTGCGGAGGAGGGGCCGGAGGGGCGAGTTCGGTCCAAGGAAGTCGCAAAAGAGGTATGCGGCTGTAGACCTGTGTTCCTGGGCAGGCCGTAGCCTTCAGGTCTCTGTGCCCTCCGTTCGGCCGCTCCTCTCGGGGGCCTGCGATCTTACCAAGGCGGATGCCCTCGTCGATCAGCCAGCGCACGCTCTCGATCTGCTTGTCGGTAGGGGCAAAGTCCATGTAATTGCCTACGAAGACGATGCCGTGGCTGATCGTGTTGTGGCCCTCGGTGTGAGCTCCGACCACTCCCCAACCACGGCCCTCTCCGATCTCCCCGCCGAGGAAAACCGCCCAGGAGTAGCTGAAATCCAGGAAGCCCCGTCTGAAGGCTATCTGCTGAATCTCCTGAAGCCCACGGATCGGATCGGCGTCGTAGAAGGAAGTTACCGAATGATGAATCCAGACCTCGGGGGCCGGCAAACGCATCCATCCGGAAAACTTCACGGGCAGGGCCAGTCCCGCCTCTTTACGGGTGATGATTCTGGGCTTACCCATCTTCCTTCTTCCTTGAAGAGAAGCCTTCCTGCGGCTCCTGCTCGGCCACTTCTTCCTCGGAGGGAATGCGGAAAAGATCCGCCCCGTAAACGGGGAAGAGTTCGTCAACATCGTCCCGGGAAATGTGGTCTGGCCCTGCCTCTTCTTCTCTCATTGTTTACTCCTTACGAGCTAGCGAGATCCTCTTCACTGAGCTCCTTGGCCTTCGGATGCACTTCCACCTTCTCGTCGAGCGTGTAGGTGTCGTCAGCTCCGTTTGCCAACTGCACCACGACCAGGACGTTCCGGACTACCTCCGGCTCCCCCGTGCTCTTTTCTGTGATCGTCTCCCCCGGCATCACCAGGCGAGGATCCTTCTTCGATGTTCTCGGTGCCAATTCCTTCCTCCTTGAGTTTGTCGACCAGGTGAGCGATCTGTTGGCGAGCTTCGTCCCGCTGCTTCTTGTACTCCGATGCCACTACTTCTGCCATTACCAATTCGTTCTCCTTGCGGCCCAGGCGCTCTTGAAGAGTTTGCACCAAAACCGCATAGTCGATTTGAAGCTCTTCTTGATCTTGCATTTCTACTTCTTCCCTTCCAGAGCGACAACACGTTCGTTGAGCTCTTGGATAGCCCGTACAGCTAGGGTAGCCAAGGAGCTAACCTCTATGCCGTCTGCCTTGCCTTCGTGGTTGTAGTAAGCCGCTTCTGGAAAGACCTCCACCAATTCTTCTGCAACGAGACCAGCCCATTCCTTGTTCTCGTTGTGGCCCCACGACTCGGGGCGAGGACCCTCTCGACCGTCCTTGGGGATTGGGCGACGGAAGGTAACCGGCCGAAGCTGAGAGAGGCGATTTAGTACTCCCCCCATCTTCTTTACCCCGACCTTGCTTGCCAGAGAAGAGCTAACCGCATAGGCCGAAGCTCTAACTCCGATATATGAGCCAGAAGCCTCCTGGATGAAGTGGAACTCGTTGCCACTAGCCCCATGGATTCTGATCATGGGGGCAAGCCCGTAAATGGACTCCCAGAAGGACAGCAGAACGGTTGGACCGTTAGATCCTGTGTAGTTGAAGTCATTCTTCAGGATCATCTGAGCGCCCGTGTATACGACGCCCGAGGTTCCCTTGACGACCTGGACCTGGCCCCTGTTCATTATGGTAGTTGCTGTGAGAGTTATCTGAGTGCTGCTTAGACCGTCCCGGGTAGCTCCTGACAAGCTCAATACCGGCTTGTTGTTAGCATCATTGACGATTGTCGGCGGGTAGATATCAATGTGGGGCCTTCTGGATGCCCCGGTTCCCGGAGCCATGTAGTGCTGAATTACTCCATTTAGGCTCTCATCAACATCTCCCGAGTAGATGCTTATATATGTCGCCAGTCCCCCGCCTGCCAACTGAACCCTAGCGCCAGTACCGGACGTTCGAATCGTACCACCAGTTATGGTGGCACCATCGATCGTAGAGCCAGAGCTAATCGATCCCTTGAAAGTGGCAGAACCAGTGACAGCATCCAAGAAGATGACCCGTACCCCTGCGGCATAGAGAGACAAGCCTTGGTCATTGATCAGGAGCCCGGTCGTGGGAGGGTTCCCGGCCTTCAACTGACCCGCTGCCCCCAGGGTGATATCTCGGGCGGTGAGCGTTGAGGTTTTCAGCGCAGACACGTCGAGAGTGTTGACCGTGATCCGATCACCGCTCATTGTGCCGACTGTGATCTTGGCCGCCGACAGGCCGACCACAACCATGGAATCGATGACCCCTCCGGCTGTAGTAGGGCCAACCGTTGCACTCCATGTACTCGCATTACCACTACTGTCAATGGAGCGAACCTTTGCGTACCAAGCGGCCTCGGCGTTCAGGTCGCTGAAAGGAACCACAGTCGCAGTACCAAGAGACTTGCGCAAGTTCGCAGTGTTGAAAGTGTTAGCCGTATCAACCCAAACTTCATACTGCCCATTACCATCGGCGACGTCCACGTCCGTGACTGCGGTAAATGTAGCCACCAGAGCCGTGGATCCTCGGAAAAGTGCAAGGTCCGCAGGAGTGGCCGGAGTCGTAGCGTCCTCGCCAGTGGTGACGTCTTGCCATCCAGAGGTCGGGTAAGGAGCACTGATGCGACCGAGACGATTGATCGTGTAAACACGAATCCCGTACGTCTGGTTCGGCATCCTCCGAGGAATACGAATCGTTGTACCCGCAGTCCGCATGGCCTCTACTCCTTGGTAGACGCCACTCACCTTCTTAGAAATCTCTACGAAATATTCGTAGCCACTGCCATCCACAGGAGCAGTCCAGCTTGCATCAATCCACACATCATCGTAGAGGCCCCCTGCGGTGAGGACGAGCGGGGCGACAGGTGGACTTACGGGTCCACTCATCAGCCAGGTGTCTCCGGGCTGACCGATGGTGACCGTGGTGAAGGTGGGATTTGGGTTCGTACCCATGACAACGGGGGCAGTTGTCAACTGCTCTATCCGCTGCATCCTCCGAGAAAGCTGCTCGATGAGTTCGCTGATGTCTTCCACAACGGCTGCCATCATGCCACCTTTATTCCATAGGACAATGTGTCGGTTGATCTGTCCCACCTGATCGACTTGATGCGGTAGTCCCCCTGGATCTGGATGGCACCCCAATCGATGTCAATCGGAAGGGTGTCTCCGACTACTACCAATCCTAGGAGACTGCTTTCCACGATGATCTCCGGGAGCACAACAGGCTCCTGAACCTCCCGCCCCCTCTTCTCCGCAGTGGCATTGAGCCATGCGAGACTAGGGACATTGCCTTCGCTCATGATTCGTTGGATGCGGCTGTACTTCGTGAGCGTGGCGTTGTCTGCGGTCCAGCGACCGTACGTCTTCGTCTGGGCGTTCTGGTCTGTGCTACCAGTAACGAAGAAGTCGGTAGCTTGCTGTAGTCCTGTCTTCTTGAACTTGAGATCAACGATGAACCTACGGCCAAGCTGATCAAGCTCCAGCGTGTATTCCGGCTTCCGGGTTCCCTTTTGTGGGTAGTAAGGAGTCCACAGCCTTGATCCGTCTGCTTGGATTGCGATGTCAAAGTCGAATCCATTTTGCAGGTCGGGGAAGGCTGTGAGAAGATCGTAGATGCAGGGGAACTCGTTCAGGTCGTAGGTGCGGTCCCGCAATACTCCGCTCGGGGCGAAGGCGGCTGCATCAACATTGCGGTCTTGGAAGGTCAGGGATTGGGCGTACTGGATCAAGTCCCAGGCGATGGTCAGTTGATCGATGCCGTTATACACACGGCTTGCATCAGTGATGTAAGCCCAATCGAACCAGGAGAGCAGACTTTCACAACTGAGAACAAGGCGGGACAACGGACCGTCGACTTGCCTTGGTACGAACTGTTCGATTACCGGTCCTAGCTGTACTTTGAGTTCCTTCTGATGAACGACATCTGTGGTGAAGACAAGAGGATCGAATCCGATCTTGGCAGTATGGATGCCGTTGAGGTTCCACTCAACTTCATCTACCTCTAGATCAATGAGCTCGGCAAGCTCATCTCCGGTTGAGTCGCTCAGCCACACTGTCTGTTCGGTCATACGTAAGCGCTCCTGTATCTAACCTCTAGCGTCCCCTGGTTGGCGACGTTGTTCGATCTGCTGAACTTGACTTCGTTCACTCCGGGCCTCAATACCCACCACTCGTTATCGCTGCGCTTGGTGTCATATTCATCAACACCGTTGAGCAGGATTGTTCGCTTCTGCGTATCAATTACGAGAGCTTGCCCGGCTGGTACTACGATGTCGATACGAATTGTCTTGCCGCCATCTCCCATGTTCTGAATTCTGGGATTGGTTACCGGGCCAGTGATCGTCAACACAGGATAAGCCCCACCCTTGAAGTTACCGATCATATTCACGTTCCCAGAGATGGGGCCGAGCTGATTGGCAGGTATCACGATGTTGACAGCAGTCTCTAGGAAGTCGTAAATCCTTGGGTCGTCAGCAACAAGCATCACAGAACCCTTGGACAGCCCCATGGCCTGATCGTAGTTACTATCGAACCCCCCGAGCCTACGAGGCCTAGCTTCTAGACGGAGCTTTCCCAACCCTGCCTTCTGGTAGACGAACGGGAGCAGAGCGTCTTGCGGCTGGAACACCCCGGCTATAGCTCGAAGCTTTGCGTTCATCTCTGCATCGGTGTCGGAGTAGACAGCCAAGTCCATGACGATGATCCTCTTGCTGAGTAGATCTCGTCCGGTCTTTCCGCCGTGCGTGTCCGGCGATTCAGAGTCTCCCGTGCTTTTGAATGGCGGTAGCTCGTAGAGACCGGTTACCTTCTCTACCATTATTCCGACAGGGAAGGCTCCGTCATTCATCAACAGCCCGTTGAACTCGTACTGTCCATTTTTGGTGATCAGATCTCCGGCTGGCATTTTACTTTGACCTCACATGCTTCTTCCAGAGAAGGTCTTCGCTGATTTCGTCCGGGGTCGGCCCATTGAGAATAGTCATTGGGAACGTATCTCCGCCCGAGAAGGCTCCATCCCCGCCCCTAGCTGTGCCAGCAGGCAACGGCGGACCGCTGGCATAGGCCGGATTACCGACCACGCCTGCGCTACGGGCCGAAGACAGCCCAAGCTGTGTGCTCACCGGGGTAATGGCATTCTCCGTAGCCTGCTGCCATGCACGCCGCAAGTCGGCGGCATCACGAATGACACCGTTGACGAGACCTTGCATGAGCCAGCGGCCAAACTGCTCCGTCTTCTTTGAGGGGCTCCCGATGCCAAGAGCGTCAGCGATCGGACCAAGAATATCCGAGAAGAAGCTCTTGACCTTTCGGGTAATCCAATCCTTCACCGCCATGATGCCTTCCCATAGGCCACGGATCAGATCGCCACCGTAATTCCAGAGAAGGCTAAGGCCGTTGCCGACCCATTCAATGATTGCACCAGGAAGGCCGATCCAGAAGTCGAAGATTTGCTTCTGTACAGACCAGATTCCTTCCGCGAGGGAAGTGACCAGTCTTACACCCGCATCCCAGATTGCACTGAGAGCTCCGACTATCGCATCCCGAATGTTACCTGGGAGCTTGCTGAACCAATCGATCATGTTGCCTAGGAAACCTAGGACACGATCCCACCCGGCCTGGAACATCTGCCAGAAGTTGTCTACGAAGTCATGGAATGGCTGCCACTTCTTGTAGAGCATGTAGATGCCTACGCCAAGAGCCACCAGCGCAGCAACCAGGAGGACGATCGGATTCGCCAAGAAGGTTGCGTTGAGGAGCGCAACTGCCTTTTGAAGAAGCTGGATTTCCTTCAGTACAGCGAAGGCCATCCGCAGTTCCTTGAAGACAGTTATGACCTTCAGGATCCCGCCGCCAATGAGAGCAAACGCTCCGGCTGCGGTGACGAGGGCCGTGGCGATGCCTAGGGCTATCAGGATCGCCTTCTGAACGTTGGGGCTAAGATTGGCGAACCAATTGGTCACGCTGGTAAGCCACTGAACCAAGTCTCTAAGAACAGGAATCAGTAGCGTACCAAGCGAGATCATAAGGGTCTCCATGGAGCCCTTTAGCTGCTCGGTGTCGCCCTTGAGGTTGTCCATGCGGTCCCCAGCAACGCTGGCCGCATCGGACTTCTTCATTTCTCCGTAGAGGGTCTTGATCCCGTCAGCACCTTCTCGGCTTATGACGCTAGCTGCTCGGATGGCGTCGGTGCCGAAGAGGGTCTGAAGAGTTGCCAGCTTCTGCTCTTCGGTCTGCCCCTTCAGGGCGTCCTGAAGTATCTGGCTTACTTCAGCAAGAGACTTCAGTTTGCCATTCTGATCGAAGAACTTGTTGCTAAGCTGACCGACTCCGCCTTCAAGAATCCGGTTCGTGTCATTGAGCTTGCCCTGAGTTTCAACCAGCTTCGCCTGAGCGTCCCGGAGCGCCTGCGCCCGGTTGACCCTCTCGGTCTCTGTTTGAAGAGCCTTATCCGGTTGGTTGCGGGCCTCGTTGAGCTTCGCCTGAGCCTCCGCCACGTTGCGTACGGCTTCGTCAAGTTGCTGGCTCTGCGAAACCCGTTGTCCGGTGTTGTCATCGGGCTGAAGGGATTGGGCCTTGTTGAGTTCGTCCTGGGCCTTAGCTACTCGGGCTAGGGCATCTTCCATTTGGTTCTGGCGGGTAAGCCGCTCTAGTTCACTGTCGGCCTCACCGCTGGCAGCTTGCCGGGCTCGAAGATCTTCCAGGGCCTTCTGTGCTTGCGCAACTCCATCCGTGGCTCGTTCAACAGCCTGTAGCTGACGCTCTCTGAAATCCTCGGAAGACTCGGCTGCTCCCGCAGCTTGCCTGTCTCGCAACTCTTGGAGAGCACGCTGAGCATCACTGACTCGCTCAGTGGCCCTGGCAACGTCATCCAACTTCTCAGCCTGTGCCCTGGCATCCGCATCTGCATCCTGGGCCTTGAAGTCATCCAGAAGATCGTTGAGGTCCTTCTGAGCGTTGCTAACTGCTTCCTGCGCCTGCTCCAGTCCCTGAAGGGCCTTCTCATACTCCTCGGCCGACACTCCGCCTTCGTACTGAGCAAGGCCGAGCTCTATCATGAGATCTCTGGCTTCCTTCGTAGAAGGAATCAGGTTGACCAGGAACGTCTTGAGGCTGGTACCGGCATCGCTACCCTTGATACCTGCATCGGCGAGGGCGGAGAGGGCGAGTACCGTGTCGTCGAACGACAGTCCGACCGTACGAGCCACAGCGCCGACCTGACTGAGCGCCATTCCCAACTGCTCAACGTCTGCGGCGCTCGCATTCGCCGCACCGGCCAGCACGTCAGCAACTCGGGGAAGCTCCTCCGCAGAGAGGCCGAACTGGTTCATCGCATTGGCTGCGATGATTGCTGCTTGTCGTAGCTCTATGCCTCCGGCAGCAGCGAGGTTTACGGCAGCATCGGCGCCTCCGTTGAGAGCCTCCTCAACACTGAGACCAGCCTTGACAAGTTCCTCTATCCCCTCCGCAGCTTCAGCAGCAGAGAACTTGGTATCTGCTCCAAGTTGGAGGGCCTTCTTGCGGACCTGATCTAGCTGCTGCTCGGTGGCACCGCTTACTGCGGCGATTCCACTTACATTTTGTTCGAACTTGGCAGCCGCATTGACCGCCATTCCGAAGGCTGCTACGCCAAGGGCACCGACGGTCGTCAAAGCTGCGCCGGTACGAAGGAGGGTTCCGCTGGCCTTGTCCATCTTCGACTTCATGTCGTCGACAGCCTTGCCAGCACGACCAATGCCGTACTCGGCGTTACTCTCTATTTCGATTTTGCCTCGTGCGGTGCCCAGGTCGTAATCAGCCATGGTCTAAAACTCGTATATCACCTCCTCCTTTTGCTCGATGCCATCCTTCTTCTTACTTGGCGATGCGCTCCGGAATACCTGAGGTAGCCCCAGCATCTTCCGAAGTACGTTCTCCTGCTTTGCCGCAACGAATCTGGGGCTCGTCCCCTGAACCTTGTTGAGCTCTTCTTCAACGGCTGCTCCGAAGGTACCGACTGCTTGGTCAAGGCAGTAGGCCCGGTACGGATCGGAGATTCCGAGAACATCACTCGGGGCTTTCCCCCACTGACGAGCCTGAAGATAGGCTTGCCAGCATTGACTGCGATTCTTCACGAAACCTCTCCAGGTCACGGGTACCTCCGGCGACCCATTGGAAGAGGAATGCCTTGTCCTGATCATCGACCATGTCGATGTAGAGAACGTTGTCCAGCCTGCGGCTCCGGCTGATGGGCTTGCCAATCTCCTCAAGCTCGCAGAGCTGCTCTTCGAAGTCATCCTCCGTCCAGTGCGTCGGATGGAGCTCAGGCTTGAGGACGCACTCAACAACTACGGCATCCGTCAACTCGTACATGTCTTGAAGTACCTGGGAATCTCCCTGAAGCGCCTTCAAGTCCTTCGGGGCAGCGCCCTTACCCTCGTTGACAGCCGCCAGAACGATGGGCATGAGGCTGTTGGGAACCATTCCCTTCTTGACGAAGGCCCCCATACCGGGGTTCCGGGCCAGGCAAACCTTCCCGCTCGGCAATTTGATCTTTACTCCGCTCGCAGCTTCGATCCACTGCTCTTCGGAGGTGACCTCCAAGTCCTTGGCGGACTCCCTGGCCTCCTTGACTTCCTCGGCCGCTCTGCGCAGCTTCCGCTCGGCGGCGATCTGCTTGGAAGTCTTCGCCGCTGCCCGCTTGGACACTGCTTTCTTGGGTGCTGCCTTCTTTGCTGCTCCTGCCATCTTGGCCTCCTAGGGCTCCTAGTTCCTCTCTGTCTACTTCGACTAGACGATGTCCGCTGCGGTCTCGTTCTGGACGAAGTCGTAAAGCGCATCGATGTTTGCGGCTTCCCTCGAAGGCAAAGCATCGCCGCTGCACTTGGTCACCCAGAACTGACCGTCGGCGAACTCGCCCTCGATGTCTCCGGTTGCCATGCAGCGGTAGAGGATGATGTGAAGGTCTCCGTCTCCTTCACCCATCGACTGCCCCTCCGCCCGGAAGTACGGACGCTTGTCCGTGACCTTCTTCTTGTACACACGCTTCTGGTTGGGGGTGACCCCGCTGTCGGTGATCGTACCTCCGTTGATCACCTTGTAGGCATCAAGGCTGATGCCACCATTCTCCAGCTCCCACTGGACTTCCGCACCCTTGCCTCGTGTGATCTTGGTCTTGTCATCTCCACGAAGCTTCTCGTACTCCTCGGCCTCCGTGAAGCTGAGCGTGCGAGAGGTCGGAAGGTCCACGGCCGCACCGAGAGCTTCCGTGGTGGGATTGGTGATGGGCTTCAGCTTGACGTCACGAAGCCCAAACGGATAAGCCTCTTCGAGCGGCATTTTCAGTCTCCCTTGGTAGGTGGACTCTTGAACTTTCTAGTATCTAGCAGTTCTCCTGTCCGAGTGTTGAACCGATGAACGACCACGACGCCCCTCCTCTTGCCGCACCAGCGACTATCGCACCTGACCTCAAGGACGGACCCGTCCAAGATTCCATGCAGCTTGGAAGAGCATCGAAGTCGCACTACTTCTTCTTGGCTGCTCCCGAAGCCTTACGAGCCTCGGAGGCCTTGCCTTCGCCGGAATCGTCTTCTCCCGAAGACCCGCTGTCGAGGATCTTCATGTGCTCCGGGTCATCCTGGACAAGCCACTCGGCAGCCGCATCACTGACCTCGGCAGTGAACTTGTTTGACTTGTCCCAGACGACCTTGCCCTGGTCTTCGATGCCAAGAGACTTCCAGTCGCTCTCGGTGATCGACCGAGCATCGCTGGTCGGGTGATCGAACTTGACTGTCTTCACCTCAGTTCCTTCCTGCTAGTCGGTAACTTGTACTTCTGAAGATTGTGCCGTAGTGGTCATCGGCCAGATCACCGCTGTCTCCAGTCCACAAGACCCCAATAGCTCCGGCTGGCTTGGAGGCTCCTTCTATGGACGCCTTGACTGCGAGAATCGCATTTCTAATGGCGGTGTAGTCTCCGGGCTCATCATGAATCTTTACCGTTGCTTCTTGGAAACTAAGCCCCGACCCTTGGCTAGCTTCCACTCCTAGTCCGATGACTCCAAAAGGCTTGCCTTCGGGAACGACATCTAGCCCTCCGCCCCCGAACCACCGCTCTTCGGGAATGAGAGCCAGAACTCCAACGTTCGTCGTGATTGCTTCGTACAACCACACACGCCAGTCAACCAGACTCATGACATGCGCTCCAAGATGCTACCCACTGCTCGCATCAGTTGCGCCCCCTGGTGCTGAACGGTTGGTTCTATGATGGCGAACCTTCCATCCCACCGAGTTTCCAAGAACACGCCATAGTCCATCGTGTGATAGAGGACGATGACGTGCTTACGAGTCTTCTTGGTGAACCTACCCTTGGCATCTCGGCCACCTGCTCCGCCGGGGCGCACGTACTGAGCGAAGAGGCCACCCCTAGCATTCCCGGTCTGATCAGTCCAAGGAGCATTATCCCGGGCGTAGTCTTGGACTTGTCCTTCGAAGTATTCCATCACAGCCCCGACAGCATTCTCAAGACGTTCTGGAAATGAGTCAAGCCCAGGCGTAAGGGTATCCTCAACCCAGACGAACCCGCTAGCCATGGCCGATCACTTCTGCTCGGCAGGCCCAGCCCGGACTCCTGTTGACCCAGACAACTTCGAAGTTGTCCTCGCCTATCTCCGCCAAGTCCCCCCTCTGAATGTCGGCATTGGCTACGCCGATCATAGTGTACGTAGGAACGACTGTCCGGCCGTCCTCCGTTGTCCGAGAAACCACCGCCCCCACTCTTCCCGCAGACACCTTGCGCATCGTCTGCGGAGGAAGAAGTGCGGTGACTTGCCAGACGAACCCGCCCGCTGAAGTCTTTTGGCGAACCCTCCGGTGGACTACTACCTCGGAAGGGTTCTCATCAATGAAGGCTCGGGTATTGCTGTCGTGGATCTCCTGAGTGGTTGTCATGACCGGACGATCTTCCTAACTACAACCCCTCGGTCACGTACAACAGGATCCGGCTCGAAGACCTTCTTGCGGTACATCGCCGCCATGGCAAGAGCGTTCTTGTGAAGGTCGCTCAGCTTTCGGCTTGCTCCGGCCTCGCTGGTGTCGACCAGGCTTGCGAGCTTGGCCGCCTTCTTCTCCCAAATGATGGCCGAGGCCGAATCGATACCGCCCGCATCAATGAGACCGCCGACGTACTCGTCTGTGTACGTATCGGCAGTGGGCTCATCGACGTTTTCTCGAACGGAAAGGATGTCGGCCTCGGTCGCCATGTCCTGCTAGTCCTCTTCGTCCTCTCTGGCATCGTCTGCTGCCAAGAGCTCGATGAGTTGCGCCTTGTTGCCGGAGGTTGGAAGCCTCTCTTCGGGCGGACGGCCCTCGTTGCGGCTCTTGACCTCGGTGAGCAACTGCTCCTTGGACCAATCCTCGTAGGCGTCGGGGAGCTCGGCGGGTCCTTCCAACTGCTCCTTCAGTCGGTCGAGTTCTTCTCGGAGCTCTGCCTCCCGACGCTCTGCTGCCGCACGAGCAGCTTCCGCCTCCCTCACAGCATCGTCATCGGCAGTACCGACGTCCCCGGTGTTGTCAGGAAGGCCGGGTCGATCGTTGTTCTGCTCCTTGGCTCGGATGCTCTCGATCCCCCTTGGGAGCCTGCCCCGGTCCTCCAAGTAGCGGAGGTCATCGTCCGAGAGCTTGGAAGGGTTGCTGACATCAATCTTTCTTGCCATCACTACCTCCTAGCAGTGAAAGAGAAACGCCTGGCCCAGGACCCCCTGCAAGCCCCAGGCCAGACGATCTTGTGCCTTCCGCCTATTCGGCGTACTCGGCAGGAACGGTGTAGTTGACGTTCGCAGTGATCTGCATCACCACGCCTGCGCCACGATGGCGGATGCCAGTCCCGAACCCTCGGTTGTAGAAGCTGTCGAGGAGGGGGTAGTCGTTGTCCCGCCCCTTGACGAGGCGGAGGCCACGGAGACCAGCGTTGCGGTGTTCCCGGATACCGACCGGGTTGGTGGCGTTGTTCTCGCCTCCTGTGGCGAACCCAACCATGTAGCCCGGAGGAATGTAATCCTCCTCCACCACAAGCCAGGAGCCGTAGCGGCCGACGACTTCCAAGCCGTTGACCTGGGAGGGGATTCCTGCTCCCTGAGGGATCACGACTCCGCCGGTGACAGTAGGCAGCAGCCATGGAGGCTGGCCGGAACCCGGAACGAAGTCGTAGGAGTCGCCTGCCGAAACCCGGAACGTCCGGATCGTGTTGAGCTCCTGCTGGTTGACCATGAGGATCATGGTGGAGCCCGCCTGACGGCCGTAGCCGTGATGCTTCAGGTGGTTCTCCATGTCGTCCAGGTCGCCCGAGACAACCACGGCAGCACCGCTCGTGATGTAGTGGTTGTGAGTACCCAGGTGAGTCGTGTTCTTGTACTTCGGCGGGACGGTCCCGTCGTTGTTGTAGAAGGCGTACACGGTCACCGCACGCTGCCTGATCTGGGCGATGCGGTTCACGTTGCTGAAGATGGCCTTCATCACGGTATTGAAGACCAGACGGTTGTCTGCCTCCAGAACCATGTTGTGGACAGCCTCCACCTGAGCACCAGTCGCTTCGGCGAGGTACTTCCAGGTGAAGCGGGCAGCGACGTCGTACCAGTCGAAGTCGTAGCCCATGGAGAAGAAGTCTCCACCCCGGATGCCCTTCGGCTCACCGAACTCGCTCGCCTTCTCGAAGTCCTCGAAAACAAGCTGAGGAACATCTTCGATCGGCTCGCTCACGCTGAACGTCAGTGCATTCACGAGGCGGCTGCGACCCTCGTTCCAAGCCTGTAGCGATGCCTGGAACTCGGTCCACATCTCGTTGAGGTCTCGACCGTCAACGGTCTGGGTGAGTACATCACCTTCCGTGTTGGTGCCTCGTGCTGAACCGCCAAGAGACGGCAAGGAGGCTTCGAAGGCGCTCCGCATGTCATACTGAACAGCGTCGACGATACGGAGAATGTCCTCTTCACTGGTTGCGTAACCAGCAATACGATGGATCGTTCCCACGGTGCTTTCCTCCCTTCCGTTCTAGCGGCTCACACCGACGACGAGGCGAGTTGCCTCGACGGTGTGGCCTACACGAGTTTGGCCTGCGCCGGGCGCACCTGCCCCGATCGCTCCGGTTGCATCGACGACATGGATGATGCTGCCAGCAACAGCCGGAGCAGCCATCTCGACGATCTCGCCGTCCTTCATGCAGTCGACGATGTCTCCTGCCTTCATGTCCCTCGTCGTGACGAGAAGAGCGATGATGCCGGTGTTACCGGCACCGGGCACCACTCGCCCGTTGACATCGAGGCCGATGCCGATGGGATTCCCTGCGCCTGTCTTGCTGGTTGCAGGAAGATCAGCAGCCAGCGGCGCTCGGAAACCCCCGTCCTTCGGGTCGTACTTGTCGTACCTCGCCATTGGCGGGTCCTCCTAGCTTCGGGTTTGAAGAGCGGGGAACTTCTTCGCAAGAGCGGCCCGGTCGGCCTCCTTCTTGCTACCCTTCTTACCGTTGTGTTGACGGCCAGAAGGGTTACCTTCGCCTTCAGGCCCCTCGTCCCCGTCATCGCTCGCAGCCAGGTACGGCTTCGCCTTGAGGAGAGCATCAACTGCACCGTCCATGCCGGTGACCTCGCCGTCTTCCAGCTTGATCTCCTTGCGGTCCAAGAGAGCAAGCGCCGCTTCCCCATCTCGGAACTTGGCAGCATGGTTCAAGGCGAACGCATTCTCGATGGTCAACCTGTCAACCTGAGCCTGCAACTTCTCGTTCGCCTCGGTGAGCTTCTTGTTCTCTCCCTGGAGCTTTTCCGTCTCCGTCTTGGTTGCGTTCTCCGCTTCCTCCTTGAACTTTCGGAGGTCTTCGAGCTCCTTGTTTGCCTTCTTGAGATCGTTGCGGTGCTTCGCATTCTCGTCGGAGAGCTTCTTGAGCTTCGGGTTCTTGGCGTCTTCGGCGCTGCCGTCGACGCCCTCGGTGCCCTTGTCGTCGGTACCACCACCTGCGCCGTCTCCGCTGGAGCCGTCGCCACCAGAACCGTCCCCCTCGGAACCACCCGAACCACCGTCGTCACCCTCCGGCATACCCGCATAGGGCACACACACTTCGAAGACCGACCGCAGGTCGAACTTCAGGGCGCCATCAACGGCGGAACGCACAGATTCCGAAATGCCGCTGGCTTCTTGGGACACTTGGTTCCTTTCCTCGGCCGCTAGCCGATTGCATTCAGTGTGCCACACGTCACCGACGTGGTGCAATCACCGGGCTTTTCCTTGGTCAGATTTATTCGATTACCCACTACTTCTTTCTCTTTCTTTTACGATACTTATCTACATCTAGCTTCAGTGGTGATTTGTTACGCATCAACTGGCGCACAGCAGAATTGAGGCTTCCGATTGCCGATCCCGGGACTTCCTTCTTCATATCAACCCAGCTATCGCCCCTAGTTCTGCGGAAAAGAAGGCGTGCGTAGCCTTCGGGCCTGTCCTTGGATCGCATCTGTTCTCCCAGACTCATGCCTTTACTCCTCTGGACCTTAGCCAACTGTCGTAGACGCCGCTCGTTAGGTTGTTCAGGAACTCCTCTGTGTCCGGAACCACTTGGGTCAGGTAGCAGAAGCATTGAGGATGAGGCTTCCGGGGCACGTTGCCGGGCTGGAACGTTCGCCGAGCGTAGTCGTCGCAGGCATCCGGCTTTGGGTGGCTCTCGCTCAGGTTCCACTTCACCGACTTTATCCACGGACGGTCTTGCATGTTGCGAATCGTAGTCGTGTGATGTGCGTTGTTGATTTCGGTCCGGGCCAGCCTCATGCTTGCGTAGTTCGTCCCACCAGGAACCTTCGGGTGGAAGTGGTCCCGAACTTGCTTCGCTATTTCCCTAGCATTGCTTTGGAGAGCGAGGCCTCGTTCTACGATCCTTCCAACTTTAGCAACGGTCCTCTTACCGCCCTTGTAGATGTGGTCAGCAAGTGGAATATTGTTGATCCCCCGGCTGATGATGTCTCTTGCCGATTGAGTGGCGAACAAGTGAGCGGACTCTGCGTATTGCAGCACCGCTCCGCCGGGCATTCCCATTAGCCAGTCGATGTCAAGCTGCTGATCCACTGCTAGATGAGCGGCCGCATGAATTCCTGCCTTGGTTGTTGCCCCGACTTCGTCCCAGAGCCCGGCAGCCAGATCTCCTAGGCCAGTGAGAGCCAGTCTCAGTCGTGCAGCAGTAACCCGCCCGCTCAGCAAGTCCATCCTCAAGAGGTTGTCGTTGATCAAGCGAGCAGCGGTGTTTGCGGCATCCTCCAGCACCGGAGCCAGGTGTTGAACCGTAGCCTTGTCCAGTAGCAATGGCTGAATGAGGCCCTGATGCCTGCTCAACCTTTCGGCTGCGGTACTCACTGCATCATCGCCAAGAAGAGCTCGACTATCACGTAGCAAAGGGCCAACACGAAGAAGAGGACGACCAGGAAGTCAATAGCCATTGTGATCTCTTCCCTGTTCCTCAGCATCCATTGGGCGAGCCTAAACATTGCCCTCGCCTTCGCCGTCATCCCCAGAGGCTAGCTCAGATTCTGCTCTGCCTGTTTCTGCACCAGTTTCGCTAGCGAAGGCTTCCTGTGCCGCAGCAATGGCAGCCTTGTTCTCCTCGTCGATTGCCTTGACGATCTCATCCTCGCTCGGCATGTCCTCGTAACCCAGGCCCCGCAGCTTGTCACGAATGTACGAGGAGGGGAGCAGCCGAGGGGACGCTCCGTTGATGGTGAGAAGCTCGGCGACGGACTCCTTCTTGTTCACTGGAAGCTTCGGTCCGAACTTGGGCTCCAAGCGAACGTTCAGTAGCCCCCGGAAGGCCCCGCCTTCGTAAGCGATCATCCACTTGGGGAAGTTGAAAAGCAGATTGCGCAGGACGTCCATGACTGCCTGGTCTCGCTCTTCGGCCCGGCTGAGGATGGGTCCGTGTTCGAGGAGCAAAGCGATTCCGCTCTCGGCGACGCTGACGTCCACCTTGCCCTTCGCTACCGCAGGCTGACCGATGGCTTCGTCTAGCTGGGCGTGAATGTACTTCAGGTGATCTTGCCAAGGCACAACAGAGCTCAACCCGCTGACACGAGCGAACACCTTGTCCACTGGCTGTTCTGACTCGGGGAGCTCCACAACTCTGCCTGGGCCAAGGTTCCACGGAAGCTCTTCGTTGGTCTCCGGATCAATTGGCGTTCCTGCCGTGGTGGCGTACACGCCCAGCCCATCCAGAGCGAGGGACAAGTCCTCATCGCTGACGGACTGATTGATGCCACCCATCAGGCGCTCGATGCCCCGGAGCTCGCTTGATCCCCAGAGGTAGTCCCCCTCCACATTGGGGATGGCATAGATCGGTAGATCATCAATCGGTGCCGGAAGGGCCTCTTGGTTGCGGATGACTTCCAGAACCTTGGCATCATCTTCATCCATGCCTGGTCCGCCCCACTCATCAACCTCGTAGAGCGCCTCTTCGACAGTGATCGTGCTCGGACCACCCACCCCTTCAGCCTTGCGATAGGTGGTCCGGTGAATCGCAGGCTTGCCGTCCTTCGTAGACGAGTGCTCAACGATGTGGTATCCGATCACTACTTCCTTGTTATCTGGGTCAGTGATCTTGAAGACCTTGCTCGGGTCAAGGCGAAGAATGCTGACTCGGCTTCCCGCTGGGCGGTTCGGATCCGCATAGAAGTACCAGAGGCTATCGCCCCGGATGATCCCATGGCGCTTGTTGGTTGCGAAGCGGCTAGCGAACCTTTCCCTTGCCTCGATGTCAGCCCATACCTGAGCGGCCAGGTCCTTCTCGTTGTCGGCTCCGAACGCCGGGTTGACGACTATCGACATGCCTGTAGCCAGGTAACGCCAAAGCGTCTCAACTATTGTACGACCAGAAGGAATGTAGATCGGCTTGTCCTCGGCACCTCGCATCATCAGCTTGAAGGTGCCGGGTTCCGTCCAGTACACACGCTCGTAGAACGTGTAGCTAGCTAGGCGCAGGGCTTCCATCTCGTCAGCTACCCACTTGGGGGTATAACCGCTGACGAACGGCTTGATCCCTGAGTACTGATGGAAGTCCTCTGCCATGGCTCTACTCCTCGTCCAGTTGTAGCCAGGCGATGACATCGGGGTTATCCCGAATGATGCCTAGCCAGATGTGATCGATCTGTGCAACTACCTGCTCGTCCGGGTCCGAGAGCTTGCCCGCTTCGTCGAAGTCAACTCCAGCCTGGTAGAAGATCACGTGATTGATTTCGTGGACAAGAGTGTTCTGGATGGCCCTCAACTTGTCCCGAGAATCGTCCACATAGATGATGTGATCAACAATGGACGTGTAACCAAGCCGATCTTCGCCCTGCTCTCTGGCGTTCTTATGAACAGCCTTGGAATCAAAGACAACATCCCAAGTGAATACTCCAACCTTCACTTGAGTGGGACGATTCACAGGGGTCTTATGCGGCACGACGAGCTCCTGACATGTTTGCGGTTCGGACTCTTGCATTGCGCTTGCCGGGGCTGGGCGGAGGACCAAAGTGTCCCCTGAAGAACCGCCCCAATGCTTCCGGGCCATGGTCATCCTTGTCCAAGGGCTCCTCGGGTGCTGCCTTGAGGCTTTCTGCCTTGGTCTCCGGATACCTGTAGTCCTGCATCTCTCGAATGAGTTCAACACAACTACGATCGATGAATATGCGAGGCTGCCGAAGCTCAATAGGAACATGCAGGGGGAGTGGGCGTAGGTGTTGACGGATCAACTCCAGTCTCCACTTCTTCTCCCCTCCAGTGTTCTTTGAGAACGGAACCTTCAGCACCTTGCTCAGTACAGCAGTGTCTCCAGGCTCAGCAGGGTCAGGATAGAACTTAGCCGCCCTCCTAGCTGCGGGAAGTGCGGAGAGGTCCCGGCTGATGTCGTTGATGTCCTTTTGGATCGCTCGGTACTCCGCCAGGACGTACACGTTGCCGAACGTGTCGACTTGAATAGCAAGCCAGACGAACGGATTGGTCCAACCGTAGTCGCAAGCACCGTACAGGGGCAAGTCCGGCCGGTACTGCAAATCCCGTACGTGTATCTCCTCGTCGAAGTCCTTGAACACTCGGCCCACGAACTCAGTGAAGTCAGCTCCGATCTCCTGCTTGAATCGCTCGGCGCTCATGTCCAACGCCATATCAAGGATCTCAGGGTCCATGCCCGCTGCAAGAACGTCCTTGACAGTGATCCTCTGGTCCTCCTGGTTCTCCGGATGCAGCATACGCATCAACAGCGCAATGGCTTCCGGAGTAGCTCCTTCGGGGAACACGATGGGGTTGAACCAGCTTGGTATCTTCCAGCTATCCCAAGCGGTGTCGTTCGGGTCCTGTCCTCGCTTCCAGAGTTCGTAAAAGTGGTTCTTACCCTCAGGAGTAGAAGTGTGGAGGCTCCAACCACGAGTGTCCGCAAGCATCGGACGAATGTACTTGGTCCAGACAATCTGCTTCTGCTTGGCGGCCTCCGCCATGATGACCCCAGCGAGCTCTTCTCCGACGAGCGTGCCGGGATACTTGGCGCTCTTGGCGATCACCTTGAAGCGACCACCCCATAGGCTGATCACCATCTCACCAGACTCGGGGTTGTTGTAGGAGCCCGGCCTGTCGAATGGAACCTCAAGCCTGCTGAGGTCATTCCACAGTACCCGGAACTCCTTTTCGCTGTCCGAGTACTCCGGGCCTACGATCCAGAACTCTCGGCGCTTGCCTTTCCTTCGCAGGATATCGGCAACTGTGTGAGTGTAGAGCGCCTCAACAGTTAGCTCATGACCGCCGAGATGGCTCTTGCCGAGGCGTCGGCCCGCTGCTGCAACCTTGTGACGAGCCTTCGATCTGTGGATCTTGACCTGGTACTCGTGAGGAACGTATTCAACGCTCGGCCAAACACGTTCCTTCACGAGTGCGCCAGGCATCCCCTAGTGATTGTGTCCGTGGTCGGAGTCGACCGACTCGTTTTCCTTCTTATCGATGTCTTCCAACGCCTTCTTGACCGCCGGGGTGGCATCGGCAATCATGTCCAGCGTGGCATCAAGAGCCGCCTCAAGCTGATCGGTCGAGGCGTTCAACGCCTTGAGCTTCTCGTCACGCTCAGCCTCGGAGAAGTAGCTCTCGGGGTTCTCCAAGACCTCGACGGAGCGTGCGTGCTGTTCCTCCAGCCGTGTCATGCGCTCATGCAGCCACTGAGCCTTCGTAACTGCGAGGTTCTGCGCTTCCTCCGGCTTGACTCGGCCCTTCAGGCTGACGTACCGACTGCGGCAGCCGACCTCGGCATCCAGAGCAACTTGGAATGCCTTTTCATAGTTCTCCAGTTCGGAGCCTTCAACCGGCTCCTCGACAAACCTTTCCACCAGCTTTTCCAACTGGCGGCGATTGGACTCAGCGTGCAAGAGCTCCATCTCGACCTCGGCGAGACTGGCAATGCGGAACTCCTTGCAGACGGGACCCTTCTTGATCCTGCTGTATGTTCTGGCTCTCTTCTTCGGCACCGCTGGCCTTTCGTTAGGAGGGCCTCTGGCCCTGACGACTTCTTCTGATCCTACGCCGCTCTCGCTCGCTCGTGCCCCCCCATATCCCGAACTTTATGTTGTGATCGAGAGCGTAGGCAAGACACGTCTCTTTCACCACGCACCCACGACACACTTCCTTGGCTTCCTTCGTAGATGCGCCACGCTCAGGAAAGAACAGGTCGGGGTCAACCCCGAGACAGTTCGCCTTGAGCTGCCAACTCAGGTCCTCGTGGCCAGGCTCGAAGTCAGCGCTCACTGCTGACCCGCTTCAGTTTCTCTATTGCAGTGTTCGCCTCTTGAAGGATGAGCGTTGGATCATTCGGCACGACAAGGATCTTGGCATCACTGCCGTCCCGAAGAACCCAGCGCCCTTCGGTCTCAACAAGAAATCCCTTCGCTACCAACTGCTTGATGAGAGCCTGGCAGTCTTCACAACCCTCTGCCATCACTCGTCCTCTGATTCGTTCACGTCATCCGGGTCGGAAGGCCACATGCACACAGGACATTCTCTGTCAAAGTCATGAGCCCCCATCCAGTGGGCCGCTTCCGCACGCTCCTGTCTCGTCATCATTCCTCCTCCACCACGTCGGCATCGTCTATGTCGAGAACGTCATCGTCCGTAGACACGATGCCCTTGCGTAGTGCGATCTCCCAGGGCTTCATGGCCCCGCTGAACTGGATCCTGTCTGGCGTCTTGCCCATGACACGATTCATGATCATGTCGATGGCCTTGAGCTTGTCCCGGTCCTCGGTGTCCTGGCCCGTGATGATCTCTACAAGAGCCTCAATGGCTGTGTAGAGGTTCTCTCGCATGAGCTCTTCTGCCTTGGCTAGAGTCCTGCGTACGAGCTCATCGTGGATAGCCTTAGGAACCACCTTCGGAGGCTGCCCCTGGAAGCGCCCGTTCTTGTCTCTGCGCTGACCCCTGCGGAGCTCCTCCTCATCCCAATCGCTTAGGTCATCCTCTCCGATCAGAATGGCGGTGTTCCTAGCACCTACACGAATGAGCGCTCGCTCCGTGCCGTCCGCCTCACCACGCTCGGCCTTGCGCTTGAGAGTTGCGAGTCCGTGAGGGCGGTTACCCATTCTGCATCTCTTCCCACACCTGGCCCTTCTCCATCACTCCTTCTGCTTCACGAGCAGCCCGCTGTTGATCTGCGGGTAGGAGGCCGGCGAAGGCGGACCCATCGTCTGGCATACTGTCGACAGTGGGTTCCGGATCACCCGTCGTGTATCCCAGCATGAGCTTCTCGCTTGAGGTAGCTACATGCGGAGGAGGCTGTACTCGATTCTTGCGGACCTTCCCACCGAACTCGCTTGGCTTGAACTTGTCCGGCATTGATCCTCCCGAGGCATTCGCAGACTGTCACCGTAGCAGCTACCCGACCCAGGATGCTACTAGCCCTGCCACACGTACGTACTACGGCCGAAGAGCCAGCCCCGCACGTACTGGCCCACAGTCTCCCTCATGGCCGTGCTCAAGCAAGCAGAGAATGATGTTGCCTTCATCATCCATCGGAGGCTTGCCATAGTCGTATTCCTTTGTGGTATCAGATACATACCAGTTCCGGCCTTTGGCCCCACAGCACAACCACCATTGAAAGCGACCTCCGCCCCGGTCAGCCACCCAATGCATCCACTCCTCCAACCAAGGCTGAGGAACGACTGCATAGATCATGCCCTGCATACGTGTCTGCTCCAAGGCACGATCAACAAGGGAAGGTGTTATGCGATCAAGCACGGGCCATCTGGTTCGTAAGAGAGCGCAAGTACAGCATGAGATGACGAACGGCATCCTTGCGGTGTTCAACGCCTGGAACGTAGAAGCCCCACTTCTTCAAGCGATCGTCTGTGATGTTGTGCTTGGCGTTGGCTGAGCTCTGCTTGACGATGTAGAACAACTCCGGTCGATCTTGTAGAAGTAGCTCAACCATTGCGGTGATACGGACCGGACTCAATAGTGATCGGTCTTGGGTCAGAAGACCAAGCACGAAGTCCTCGATCACTACGACATTCACCCGCTCGACGACACCCCCACTCGTCCGATTCGCCATATTGCCCCACATCACGATCCAGTTCACGATCTCATGAGCCAGGTTGATCTCGTCAATCGGAGGTCCACCCATGCCCAACTTCAGATCATGAACCATGTACCGCTTATCTTCCAACAGCAATCCAGAGGAGTGTCTGCGAGCCGCCTTCAACGCACCAACAACCCCGAGAGCGAGCTCCTTCCGGGCCAGACAGGCATACGCCAGTCCAACGCCTTCGCCAGGATCGACAGCTACAACGGCCAGACCCTTCTCCCCAGGATCAAACTGAAACGGATCTGTAGTGATCACGGGCCCTCTTCCTCTACGAAGAACTCTACTGAGTGCGATCCACACTCGGCATAGTCCATATACGCATCATCCGGAAGCCCTTCCAACAACTCCTTGAGAAGCGACACCTTGATGGGGAGGCCAGAAGGAGGCTCCAGCAACATCAAGCGACGCCTAGTCATGGCCGCAAGATGTCAGACACTCGGGCGGTACTACACTCCAAGTCCTTCACCGTTTCCTCCATGGCCCGGAAATCCTTCAACAGGGAATCATAGTCCCTCTCTGCCTTCTCCAGCTCTTCCTTGATCTCCGACACTCGCTCTTCTACTGCCTCAGACAAAAGCTCACCGGAGTAAACCCAGGCCTCCACCGCCATACGATCACAGAGACCATCAAGCAAATCCGGATCAAGACTACGCCATCCGCCGTACCGGTCTGTAAGCAGCCTCTCCCTAAGAGATCGTGCGAAGTCTCTAGGGGTTGATATTTCGATGTGTTCCTCCATCAGAGCACCTTCTGCTTCGGAGGCTTCTTGTTGCTACCCTTTCCACCAAGACTTATCTCCGGCGGGTAGCAAGCAATGAGACGAACGTCGTGTCCCGGATGATGCCCATCATCTGCCAGAGGATCAAACCGAGTCCAAGTACCATCAGCCTTCTGGATCATGACCCCCTCACCAATCGCATTGTACAGAGCCCGATGCAAGGAGACCAAGAGGTCCTCTTCCACCTTCTCCGGCTTGCCAAACGAAGGCACCCGAACCGTGAAGAAGGTAGTGACGTCTCGCTCCTTGCTTACTCCCTCCTTCCTGCCCCCAGAGAGAGCCATGCCTACCTTTCGGAGAATCTCGAACCCATCATCTCGACCCTCATCCCTGAGACCCATTTTTTGGATCTCATCTACGAGCTTTTGAGCTGCCGGAAAAACCCTAAGTCCATCATCCGACATATCAATCCTTTCCTAGAACCTAAGTTCACCCCGACTACCGCATGGCGGATACGTACGTGTAGCGTGCCCCGCCCCAACCCGGCAACACAAGAACACTAACTCAGATGCAACGTAGATGTATACGCTTACGTGTACGTACCTCCCTGTTAGCATTCCAAAATCCCTATAGTCGGTCTGCTGTCGCCTGCGTTTGTACGTGTAAACGCCTACGAGCGCCCAAAGTCGGCTCAGCCTTGGTTTGCACTATCTGGGGCGCTCGACTCCAGCTCAGTTTCGAGTTTGTTCCACTGCCGGATCTCCACCTGGATCGCATTGGCGAGCTTGTTACTATACGATCCGTCGGCCTTCTTCCACCCGCTCACCGACTTCTGGCTGGCACAGCGACGGCCGATCGTGACGACGTGGCGCATCCCCGCCTCCGCCTCTCCTCGCAGCAGACCGATGATATCGGCAGGCTTGAGCTCAAGAGCGGCCTTGGTGATGGCCTTACCCTCCGAGCTCTTCGGATCAACCCGAAGCTCATCTGGGGATATCTCCGGACAGGGAACGTCGAGAGCCTGGCAGTACCACGTGATCATACGCTGAAGCACAGCCTGGCGAGCCTTCTTCGTCCACCCCGGCTTGGGCATGTCCGGCAGGTCTTCTCGGCGCAGCAGCACGACGCCCACCTTCAGCAGACGGGCTACACGCTCGGACGCCCAGTCTCCTGGTCGGTAGTTGCGGAGGTCTTCCTCGGAGAAGGAGACCCCGACATCTTCCCACTCGTCATATGCAGCAGCGGTCGCCATGGCCAAACCTTTCTGGAGAGCTTACTGTCCCCTCTACGTAGTTGGTCATCCACCCGTTCCTCTTGCGTTTCCCCAGCTACAGCGGGCTTTCCTCGTTCTTCGAACTTATTTACCCGCACTCCCAGACGGGGCTTGAAGGGCGGGTCGGCGCTTGCGATTCTGCGGAAGGAGCGGAGGCGCTTCAGCACACTTCCTCCACTTCCAGCGGTAGCCCAGCGAAGGCAAGCAGTCCGTAGATGAACGTGGCAGCTTCGTACAGGCGTTCTCGATAGGTGAAGTCACGCAGGTCCGGGTCTCGAACTCGCTTGCGATACCAGAATACGGCGTAGTGAACCCAGCGCTCCTTACGCCTTCTCCGCACGTAAGCACAGGGCCAGTCTTCTTGATCTAGAGAGCAGCGCATCTCCGGATGCCCGGCCAAAAGGCTTCGGGTGGTAGGTTGATGACCGTCCATCTACACGACCAACAGGTCACTCGTTGAGACCGAAGTGTTGCGGAGATGCTCGAACGCCCAATGACACGGCGGCAGCACATCAAAGCGAACGGAAGTGAAGTCCGGACGCAAGCCCTTCGGGCGCTCTACAACGGTTCCTAGACCCCAAGATTCATGGCTAACTCGGGTGCCCGGCTCCAGGTCCTCAAGTAGGTTTGCTTTCTTCACGGAGTGCCTTTCTTCATATCGTCTGGATGAGCAACGTGCCCATAGCCGAGAGCCTGGTTGGCTACGAAGTTGGGATTGCCGCAACACCGCCCGATGCTCTCGAGAGCAGCCCGGAGCACTTGGTTTTCCTCTCGGAGCTTGCTGACGATGTGGTCAGTGGCCCCGATCTCGGTGTGGAATTCGCTTCCGCAGCTACAGCGGAAGTAGTGGTCGTTGCCTTCTTGAACCCGAGAGAAGTTGTGCTGGACTCTCAGTTGCGGTTCCGCTTCGTCCTTACTGGTAACCAGGAGATTGCCTGAGTATCCAGTCCTACCTACCGCCCCTCTGGAACCAGGCGGCTCGTCGTCGTGGACTGCCTCCTCAACTCCTTGTGTAGCAGGATCTTCTATCTCCCGCACGGACTCTCCACAGCAAAGCGAACGCTTGGCCGCAAGGCAGGGCTTACGACAACTGTCGCATTGAGCAATACGAAGGCCGGACCGCTTTACTACCCCGGCGAGGATGCTCGTGTTGGCCTCGTCAGGATCGTCATCCCACGGAACCGATTCGAACGGCATGGTGGATGACTTCATACGCATCATGTGGTTGACAGCACCGAACTTCCATCGGCCCATGTCTTCCTCTGCGTACTCGGCCGTCTTGTAGACGTATTCCAAGATGCGCAGGATGCGTACGCCCACCTAGCGCACCTTCTTTCCAACAGACCGCACGATGGGACGGTTCATATAGCCAGGGTCTTGGTTGATGGGGCGCAGCCTGTGGAGCGCAGCGTGGCGAGCTTCTACTTGGTTGTCAGCGCCCTTTTCCCCGAGCTTGGCACGATGGTCATCCCAGCGCATGGTTTCGTCGTCCATTTACTTTTCCTTTCCGAAGCTTCCGGTCCACACGTTCATCTTTTGACACGGATTGCAAGGAGCACCCCGGAGGCAGACCTGATCGCAGTGGGGGCACCTATAGATTCCTTCTGTTGCTGGTACCATCGGTGTCTCACACACCTTGCAGTATGGTCTCTCCTCAGCCTTAGTCATTGATCTCTTCCAAGTACCCCGCCTCCTCCATCTGCTTGGTGGATAGGAACTTGACGGATCCGTTTTCCCAGCGAACCTCCCACCGATCTGACCCTATGTTGGGGCATAGGATCTCCGCTGAGTCTTTTTGATTTACCCGGAATTTCCTAGCCGGCCCTTCATCAGAAGGAAGCACGTACGCCTTGTGATCGGCAATGCAAAGCAGAGGATTACAGTGATGTATCTCGCAATCCATCGTGCTGTCCCTGCGTGCTTCGTAACGAGGCGCTTGATAGTCGCAGGGACGAGTGAAACCCAAAGCCCCCCTCAAGAACCCAAGCCGGCCTTCTTTACGAGCAGTGGCTACTACATATGCAGCCATTTGAGCCGGAGTCCCTTCGTGGGTCCAAGAATCGTACGGAGCCATGGCGAGGAACGTGTAGGCGACTGCCAACGTCCCCACAAGCTCATCATCCATTGAAATCTCTTGGCGTATGTTCATGGCCGGGCTGCTCCTTTGAGGATGGCTTTGACTCCCATCCAAGTTGTCGGACGATCTCCGTATACGGTCCAGCGGTGATAGCAGGAGTGGCTGTCCTTGTGACAGAGCCGGATTGAGGCTCCGTCTGGCAAGTGGACCCGAGCGTACCCGCAGGCCGGGCGATGGCCGCAGAGCTCGCACTTAGATTCCACTTCGCCTACTCGGTAGACACCACGGCACTCGCTGGGCCTACCACAGTCAGGACACGGAGGGAGCAAACTGAACTCGGTTTGAGCATCGACCTCCCACCCCGAGTGGCAGCGGGTACATGCCAGGGTATAGCGGTAGCTAGAACCGCCACCAGCCGCCACTGAGCTAGCCGGGCTGCCCGAAGACAGTACATTGCTAGGGACCACCCCCTCCGCCACTTCTTCAGGCTGTGCGTTGCCGGGGGCCAGGCCACAGAAAGGGCACGGATCTCGATTGTCGACATGCGAGGTTACGGTTACTGATCCGTCTTGGCATTTGTGGGAGACATGCGGGCCTCCACAGATGACAGCCGGGCAGTCATCAACGTGACACCACTTGGTCTTCTCGTCGTAGCTCACTAGAACACCGCCTCCTCTCTTCTCATCTGATCTGGATCCTTCTTTACTCCGGGGAGACGAAGATGGGTGGCCTGGCGTCGTTTGGCTGCTTCTACATATCCGGGCTCTAGCAAGCCGACTTCGCCGAGCACTTCCAGGACCTTGACATACTCCTTCCAGGGTATCGTCTTGTCGATATACAGATGGAAGTGTCCCTTGGTACTGCTCGGAATGAGGCGACACGGAAAGTCAAAGTCCAGAGCCGGGGCGTGCAGCCGATCATCCTTGGGAATGTCATTCTGGCCCCATAGCTCGCTAGAGATGAGGTTGGCATCCTTGTAGCTGGAAGCCCGCTTACCGTCTTGGTAATAAGGGAGAGATAGGTCCGCATTTAGGAACATACGGCCGAACCATTTCTCTCTAGAGGGGTAGCGACGGCTCATATGTAGTCCTTGCGCCGGGGCTTGCGTGCGTACCAACGCTCAAGGGATAGCTGGAACTTGGCATGATTGTGAGCGTTGTACCTCGGGCGATCAAGCCTCCAGGCGATCAATGCTGCTAGGTACCTCTTCACCCTACACGCTCTATGTCTATGACTGGGTCTCCGTACTGATAGCAAGCCTGGCACGAGAACATCCAAATGTCGAACTCGCTACCGTGACCGATGCGGTCGTTGACGGTGAACACCTGACCCGCACGAGGCCCGGTAAGAGCCTTCCACTTACTGCCGTAGGGCACTCCGTTCATAGCTACGGACCCGTCGTAGCCTCTCTCGCCATTGGCTGTCCGAGAAGTCAAGCAATAGGCCGTCGACTGGACCGTCCTCCGGTCGGTGGAGTCCTGCGGCGACTGCGTTACCACAGACAATGATGGGGTTGAAGGAAGCGTCGTCTCCAAGCTCCTCGTTGAACGCCTGCCGCCTCTCGAACTCCTCGTAGTAGGCGTCGCTCTGAGTGAAGTGGTTGTTGTGTTCGGCACTACCTCCGGGAAGGAATGTGGAAGGATGGTTGTAGGGGCAGTGATGCTGGTCGTGGTCAATGCAGTAGTGACTGCACTCTGGAGTTTGGTCGCAGGTGCATTCGTCGTCCCGACCATCGGGAAACACAGCAACACAACCGCAGTCACTATTACTGCCGTGGAACACAATGCCGTACGAAGAGGTGATCGACAGTCGTGGGTCCATCGGTACCATTGTGCTCCCCTCATGTCGACCTCGCTGCGCCGGGATTCAACAGCCATTCGGCAGGATTGATGGGCTTGATCTCATCCGGCTCAAAGTTGGGGTTGCGAGGGTTTGGGATGAAGTGAATCTGGTCCCAACGATCCGAAGGAACGCCTTGCTTTGAGAAGGCGTCTACTCGGCCCCGGATGCTGCACGACCTGTCGAAGCTGGCCTTCATTGGACAGTGTCCCAACTGGTAACACACAGGCCGGAACAAGCGAGACTCGGCGATGGCCCGGTACTGCCAGCGATGGCCCCCCGGAACCTCTCCTACCTGACAGGTGTCCGGGTAGTCGGCAATCGCTGCAACCACGTCGTTGAAGACCTTGCGCCAGTGGAACTGAGCTTGCGTGCAGAGCCTCATTCCGGCGTGGTCCGTCATGTTGCGCAGGTCGGTGACGTAGTTGATACGAGTAGCCGTAGCGTGCGGCAACAGCCCCCTCGCCTCTTCCGCAGGCATCCCGCCCTCAACGAGACGGTGGTAAGCGTCGTCGACTGCTCGTATTGCTTGGTCCCAGATCATGCGCTGTCGTTGCCGAGGGGACATGAAGTTCTCGTCCTCTTCGGGCATCCAACGGTGAGTGTCTGCAAGGGAAGGGGGGAGTGAGGTTGCGTCAAGCAAGTCGCCGACTACCGAGAACCGAAGGCTCTCCTGGGCGAAGAAGGCTGTCCTCTGCCTCACCGCCTGATGAGTAAGGGCTCGGTCCACCCCATCAAAGCGGAAGTGCAGTTGGATGGCTTCTAGCGGACCCGTCAGATGTGTGTTGAGCATGTCCCCGAGCGCCTCGTAGCGGTCGTCGTCTGTGACCTCGCTCATGTTGTCGTAGAACTTGCCCTTGTAGGTGCCGTTGAGCCAAGCCAACACGCCCAGGGGATCAGGGGTCATCCATACGAGCTTGACTTCGGGGATCACTCCGTCGTCTGGGTTCTCCAACTTGTGGGGCGTGGCCTCGTACTGATGACGATCGCCGCTCTTGACAAGATCGCTCATGCTGCAATCCTCTCCCGCCAGGGGACACCGCTGAGCCTGATGACCCAGATGCGTCCGCAACGATGGCAGTGATAGTCCTGCCACTTGCACTTCGCCGAGTCTTCGTATGGCCTCCCCTTCTCTTCGATCAAGGACTCGCCATGTGAGTTGTAGTGGGAGCACCTACGGAATCCAACCGCCATCATCGCCCCTTCATGTGTTCGTGATAGGCCACCGACCATCCGCCCCATCCTCGGGCCTTGGCCTCTTGCTCAGCGAGGGAAACAAGGGCAGTGTCTAGCCCGTTGGCAAGTGGGCTCGGGTCGCTGACCATGATGATGTCCAGTAGCGCCCTGAACTGAAGATCGTTCATCGTCCTTCCACCACAAGTGATGGTGATACGATCCAAGAACGCCTGAATGAGTTCCCTTAGCTCCCTACGACACGGGTGACAGAGGTCATGCTTGACCTCGAACCCTCCTCCCAGGCGTATGCCAATGGGAATCTTCCACTCGGTGGACTGAATGGGATGCTCTCCCCCGGCGAGGCCGCTCTCGAACTGCGCCCCGCAACGATCGCAGATGTTGTAGACCTTCCTACCCATCGGTAGACCCCCTCAGTAGCCAGTCGGTACCGTAGAGGCGGAGGAACGATTCGGTTGCGGCAAAGAGCTTCCCTTCGGCGCTCAACCTTTTGACGTCAGAAAGAGTGAACCACCGGACGTCACTGGCCTTCTCTGGCTCTGCATTGAAGGGCAAACCGGAGTACTGCTCGAACATGAAGAACAGTGTCACCACATGGAGATGCTCTTCGGGATGGGTATCAGCAGACCATCCGGCGAACCTTCCTACTGTCGCCTTTACTCCGACCTCTTCCTTTAGCTCACGGCAAGCCGTGTACTGTGGGTCCTCGTTGAAGTCAATCCATCCTCCGGGAAAGGCCCACTGCCCCCGGCCGTGTCGTGCTACGCCCTCCTTTCCATCACGACATAGAAGGAGAACGCTCTTACCTTCTTCGTGGCCTGCATCTCTGACCAAAACGGCACAGGCTCCGACGTGTACTCCTTGTTGCGGAGGCATGTCTACCAACCCTTCTCTAGAACTCGGGAGATGTTCGGGGGCCTGTAGGCAGACCCCTTGAGAACTTTGCCGCCACCATCCATGAGGACTTGGCCGCCTTCGAACTTGCTGAAGTTGCTCTGCATGACCTCGCTGAACACGGCATCAGCGTTGACTCCGTAGGTCACAGCCGTGCCGTATGTGACTACGAGAAGATCACCAATCCCGTCAGCGATCTCCACGATGTCATCGGAGTACATGGCCTCCAAAAGCTCACCAAGCTCCTCCTTCATAAGGCGCTCCCGAAGCGCCAAGTCTGCACTCTTGATGAGTGGGGAGGGCTCATCTCGAACTGTTTGCCCGGCCGTCGCCATCCACAGCCGAACGTCTGTGAAGTGGCTCATCGGGTTGCCTCGTAAAAGGACCCCAGCGAACACAGTGGGCAGGTGTCCCGGTCATGATCCTTCTCCATGTGGTCGTACTGGCGAAGGACCTGCCCGGCATGGACGAGCATGTCTGCCGGAGAACAGGGTTGGTAGATGGTCTGCCCAGCCCCTCTCAGCAACACGTCCAGCACGCAAGCCTCGCAAGGCTTGTACTCCGGATGAAGAACTCGTACTGGCTTGTTGGCGAAGTACAAGCAGTAGACCATCTCACGAGCCGTGCTTGGGCCGATGTACCCATCAACGTTCAACACAAAGATCTCGTCGCTCATGTTGATCTTGTGCAGGTGGAGATCGTCAAGCTCCTTCTTCTGCTGCTCGGTGAAGCGGCCCTCTGCGATGTGTTGGTCATCGCTGCTGGTTGCTGCGCCCACGCTGAGGACGATTTTGCCCTCCAGTGTCAGTCGCAAGCTCTGCTCCTGGAAGGTGGTCCAGAACCGAGTGCTGCCGCAAAGGGTGATGACCTGCGGGCGCTTCATCGGCTGGCCCCCAAAGAGCAAGCTCAGAAGCTCCTGGAGTTCCTGATCGGCCATTTTCATTTCTTCCACTCCTCGTACTTGGTTATGCCATCGCCATCTTCGGCGAATAGCTTGAGTGTTCCGTCCTTGCCCATGCGGACAAAGATCTTGACGCCGTAGGTGAAGCAGTCAACCTCAATAGTCGACCCTACGATGCTGGTCAGTGTTGGTCCCGTGGTTCCGTCCCACTTCTCTTCTAGTTCTGGCGGCTCCCTCACCAACCGATGCGCTCTTACGTACGCATTGATGTCGTAGGGGAGATTGATGGGGGTGATGTTGGAGTCGTTGCGCTGGGGCTGAGGCGTATTCGGACCCCTGTTGTACTCGGGCACATTCGCTTCCACAGAGCGAAGACCCTTGGTTTGAGGGACCACCTTTTTCACGGAGCCTTCCAGCCCGTTGGACTGCTCGGCTGGCCCCACTTGATGTAACAAGGGTCACAGAGGAAGTGGCCGTTCTCCGGGTTGTAGGTCCCCTCTTCGTTGATCACGCAATCGGTAACACTGCCATAGGGAGCAGCTCCTCCGAAAGGCCCCATGAAGAGGTAGCAGTCAAGCTCTCCGGGCCGTTTCCCGCAACCGATGCAGATTGGGTCCTTTGGGTTGCCTCGCTGTTCTCGTACCGCTTTGGCAACCTCATCGTCAGTCATAGAGAGCCCCGCTTCTTATCTGTTCCAACTTGCGGGAAATGAGGCCCTTGATGTCCTTGGCATTGCGCTTGCCTTGTAGCTCCTCCAAGAACATGGTCCAACCCAGATCACAGGCAAGCATGGCCTCGTGATAACCCCGGTTATAGCCAAGGTCGTAGGAGGGGTGGTTCCTGTAGTCCGCAGAGTTTGCAATGGGCCCGCCTCTGCGCATGGCGATCCCGGGCCGACGACGCTTTACTCCCTTGCGTCCGTGCTTGTTCTTCGTCTTCACCTACTGCCTCCTATTGACTTGATGTGGACGACTTTGATGCCAGCGCCTAGGGCACGAGAAACCATGTCCTTAGTTCCTTTGCTGGCTTCGAGATTGTTGTGGAACGCTAGGGCCAGGTCAGGTTCGCCTTGTTCTAGCATTGCCTGATTCCTGCGAGGACCAGCACCCCGGCCATATACCTGCCACTGAGCGGGGAAGTGGAGGTGATGCTCCTCGTCCAGGAACTCCAGTCCCCAATCGTGGGCGCATCTGTCTGCTCCCGGCGCACAGCCTTCAATGAGGAAGAAGTTATCTGCGAGGAAACCCCGGAGGATCACCTGAATCAGAGTGGGTTCTGCCCACTTGCGGTCCCCGCAAACAAGAACTCTCACGAGCCTTTCCCGCCCACTTCCTCCATCTCCATGACGGACCAGGCACTCGGATCCTCGGAGTGGCTCTCAACCCATTCCCAGGCTTCGTCCCGGGAGTCGAAGGGTCCTACACAACGACGGAGCATTCCGAAGTGTTGGTTTATGAGCACGTACTTCACTGCTCGCCTCCGTCCAGGCGGATCATGCAGCCGTTGAGGGGGCTCGGGCCGGTAGCCAAGCTGCTGACGATCGTAACTGCCAGAACCTCCGGTTGCAGACTGCGTCCGCCGGGAATGCGGTGCTCAGGCTCGTCATCGGCCAAGCGATGGAGGACAGCATCGCTCATCGGAGTGTCCTCGATCCAACCAGGCTCGTATCCGAAGATGTTGAACCCGGCAGGATGGGATGCCACGTAGCGCCCGAGGCATCGGATGCCCATGCTAAGAGCCGCCTTGCTAGCGCAGTAAGCCGCTGAGTTGCTACGAGCGACGTGAGCGCTGTTGCTACTGATCGCTACGAAGTTGTAGGCGGCATCATCTTCGTAGCCTGGCTCACACTTGAACTGCTCTTGCCAGAGGCCAAACCAGTTGCTCGCCATGGCAAGAGGTCCGGTGGCGTTGACTCGCATGTGGTGCTTCATCTGCTGGTTGAAGT